AAACCTGTTATACCATGAACACCTTGAATACCAGTTGCGCCTTGATTTCCTTGAGGTCCAGTGAAACCTGTAGTACCGTTAAAGCCTTGATTGCCTTGAGGCCCAGTAAAACCTGTACTACCGTTAAATCCTTGATTTCCTTGAGGTCCAGTGAAACCTGTGAATCCTTCAACACCTTGAATACCAGTTGCGCCTTGATTTCCTTGAGGTCCAGTGAAACCTGTGAATCCTTCAACACCTTGAATACCAGTTGCGCCTTGATTACCTTGAGGACCAGTGAAACCTGTGAATCCTTCAACACCTTGAATACCAGTTGCGCCTTGATTTCCTTGAGATCCAGTGAAACCTGTTATACCTTGAACACCTTGAGGACCAGTAAAACCTGTAAATCCTTGAACACCTTGAATACCAGTTGCGCCTTGATTTCCTTGAGATCCAGTGAAACCTGTTATACCTTGATTTCCTTGAGATCCAGTGAAACCTGTTATACCTTGATTTCCTTGAGGTCCGGTGAATCCTTGAACACCTTGAGGTCCAGTGAAACCTATGAATCCTTGAACACCTTGAATACCAGTTGTGCCTTGATTTCCTTGAGATCCAGTGAAACCTGTTATACCTTGATTTCCTTGAGATCCAGTGAAACCTGTTATACCTTGATTTCCTTGGGGACCAGTAAAACCTGTACGACCTTGGTTGCCTTGAGGCCCAGTGAAACCTGTAAAACCTTGAACACCTTGAATACCAGTTACGCCTTGGTTGCCTTGAGGTCCAGTAAAACCTGTAAAACCTTGAACACCTTGAATACCGGTTGTACCTTGATTTCCTTGAGGCCCAGTGAAACCTGTAAAACCTTGAACACCTTGATTTCCTTGAGGTCCAGTAAAACCGGTTATACCTTGAAAACCTTGATTACCTTGGGGTCCGGTGAATCCTTGATTGCCTTGAGGTCCTGTTAAACCTTGATTACCTTGGGGTCCGGTGAATCCTTGATTGCCTTGAGGTCCTGTGAAACCTTGAGGTCCTGTTAAACCTTGATTGCCTTGAGGTCCGGTAAATCCTTGATTGCCTTGAGATCCAGTGAATCCTTGATTACCTTGTGAACCGGTGTCTCCTTGATTACCTTGAGGTCCGGTGAATCCTTGATTACCTTGAGGTCCTGTGAAACCTTGAGGTCCTGTTAAACCTTGATTGCCTTGAGGTCCGGTAAATCCTTGATTGCCTTGAGATCCAGTGAATCCTTGATTACCTTGTGAACCGGTGTCTCCTTGATTACCTTGAGGTCCGGTGAATCCTTGATTACCTTGAGGTCCTGTGAAACCTTGAGGTCCTGTTAAACCTTGATTGCCTTGAGGTCCGGTAAATCCTTGATTGCCTTGAGATCCAGCGAATCCTTGATTGCCTTGTGAACCGGTGTCTCCTTGATTACCTTGAGGTCCGGTAAATCCTTGATTGCCTTGAGGTCCTGTGAAACCTTGAGGTCCTGTTAAACCTTGATTGCCTTGAGGTCCGGTAAATCCTTGATTGCCTTGAGATCCAGTGAAACCTTGATTGCCTTGTGAACCGGTGAAACCTTGGGGTCCTGTTAAACCTTGATTGCCTTGAGATCCAGTGAATCCTTGATTGCCTTGTGAACCGGTGTCTCCTTGATTGCCTTGAGATCCGGTAAATCCTTGATTTCCTTGAGATCCAGTGAATCCTTGATTGCCTTGTGAACCAGTGTCTCCTTGATTGCCTTGAGATCCGGTAAATCCTTGATTTCCTTGTGATCCAGTGAAACCTTGATTGCCTTGTGAACCAGTGTTTCCTTGATTGCCTTGAGGTCCTGTGAAACCTTGATTACCTTGAGGACCAGTTGTTCCTGTTGATCCAGTTAAAGTAGCATCATTACCCTGTGCACCTGTATCTCCTTGATTACCTTGAGGACCAGTTGTTCCTGTTGATCCAGTTAAAGTAGCGTCATTTCCTTGATTACCTTGAGCACCTGTATCTCCTTGATTTCCTTGTGGACCTGTATATCCTTGATTTCCTTGTGGTCCTGTTGATCCAGTTCTTCCAGTAGCACCTGTATTAGATGCTATTCCTGGACTTCCTTGATTTCCTGTTGGACCAGTTGCACCAGTTGCTCCAGTTCTTCCAGTGAAGCCTGTAACCCCTTGATTTCCTTGATTGCCTTGAGATCCTGTTGGACCAGTTGTTCCAGTTCTTCCAGTAGCACCTGTAACTCCTTGATTGCCTTGATTGCCTTGATTGCCTTGAAAACCTTGGGTACCTTGAGGACCAGTTCTTCCAGTGGCACCTATAACTCCTTGTTCCCCTTGAAAACCTTGGATACCTTGAGGTCCAGTTCTTCCAGTGGCACCTGTAATTCCTTGATTGCCTTGATTGCCTTGATTGCCTTGAAAACCTTGGGTACCTTGAGGACCAGTTCTTCCAGTGGCACCTATAACTCCTTGTTCCCCTTGAAAACCTTGGATACCTTGAGGTCCAGTTCTTCCAGTGGCACCTGTAACTCCTTGATTGCCTTCATTCCCTTGAAATCCTTGAGTACCTTGAGGACCAATTGTTCCAGTAGAACCTGTTCTTCCAGTAAAACCTTGGTTTCCTTGGAATCCTTGGATACCTTGAGATCCAGTTCTTCCAGTAGCACCTATAACTCCTTGATCGCCTTGAAATCCTTGGATACCTTGAGGTCCAGTTCTTCCAGTGGCACCTGTAAACCCTTGATTGCCTTGATTGCCTTGAAATCCTTGTGTACCCTGAGGTCCAATTGTTCCAGTATGTCCTGTTCTTCCGGTAAAACCTTGATTACCTTGAAATCCTTGTGTACCCTGAGGTCCAATTGTTCCAGTATATCCTGTTCTTCCGGTAAAACCTTGGTTACCTTGAAATCCTTGAGGACCAGTTCTTCCAGTAGCTCCTGTATTGGATGCTATACCAGGATTACCTTGATTTCCTTGAGAACCTGTTGGTCCAGTTCTTCCAGTTGTTCCGGTATAACCTGTAATTCCTTGATTACCTTGTAATCCGGTTGGACCTACAATACCTTGTAATTCTACTACAGAAAGAATTGGACCATCGTTTTCACCAAATTCAAAACTTGCTCCAGGTGTTACGCCTACTAATTTCAATGAATATGTGTAAGTTCCTGCACTAGGATTATCAATAACTTGTAAAGCATATGGATTATTTTCATATACAGCACGAGTTTCGGCTTGTACAATTTGACCAATAGGAATATTATTTCTATACAAATTTAATGAACAGCTACTAGAGGTTTGTAAATTATTTACATCTCCAGTTACAATAATTTGTACATTTCCACCATTTGTACTAATAATTGCGCTTACAATTGTAAAAGGTAATAAAGCGCCTGAAGGATATGTAACCTTACTACTTTTAGTTTGCGCATAATTTAAATTGGATGGTGTAGGTCCTTGTCCTGGAGCACCTTGAGGGCCAGTATTTCCACCAGATAAAGGTGCACTAGATAAAAATCGTGAAGTTAAATCAATAACAATTTGATCTAATGCTGATCCTAATAATTCTTGACATAATGGTACATTATTCATCCCTAATTCAAATAAAATATAATCTGTATTTGGTTGAATACTACCATTATTAAAATTACTATCTAAATTAAAATTATAATTGTCTACATCTAATAAATCCAATGTAACACTATTATCTACATTAATTATTGGATCACTAATAATCAACCATGCAAATCCACCTTGTAAACCTGCAACCCATTGTCCTTTTTTAATACTAAAAACATTATATTCATTTGGTACAGTATTTGTATTATATAGTTGGGTACCTACATCAAAAGTAGCAGTTGTTATATTACCAGATGAATCAAAAATAATTACTGGTAAATCACTTGTAGATGTCAAAGGTAATGTTATGGGTACTATACTTGTTTCTGACATTTATATATTAATAGAATAATATATAAATTCAATTTTATTACTACGAAAATATATTTTTATACCTAATTAAATTAAATCTTTAAAACAAATATTCACTAAATTTATTGTTCTTTTAATTAGATAAATTAATATTTTAAATGTACAACATATTTTTATACAGATGAAAACCCTATAGATATAGATAATAATTGGAAACGTGAATTTGTAGAAGTGTATATTCTAATACCAACTGGTCTATTTGAATTAGTACTATAAGGACCTGCTGGTGTTAATGTTGATGTATTAATTTCCGATGTTAGACATGTTGTGTTTGGTGCAGTTAGTGTACCAAAGATTCCACCATTTGGTGTAGCAGTTGCTGCAGGACCTATTGTTGTTCCTAATGTGGTATTATCATAAGCAACTCCAGTCATATCAATAAGTCCTAACGCTGCTGTAACACTTGCACCTGTAGATGCATAAACTATTGACAAGTATGATATAGTTAAACTACTTGGTTGATAAAATATTAATACGTTGGTAAGAAGTGGTAATGTTAATCCAGCTGCACCATTATTCTGTGTAAAACTAAATGTAATTAAATCTCTAAAGGCTGTTCCAGGATAATTACCAATAGGACCCGTAGGACCTATTGTACCTGTTACACCAATAATACCTTGATATCCTTGTGGTCCAGTAAATCCTTGACGACCTGTAAAACCTTGGTTACCTTGTGGACCTGTAAAACCTTGGTTACCTTGCGATCCTAATAACCCTTGGTTACCTTGTGGACCTGTTAAACCTTGGTTACCTTGCGCTCCTAATAACCCTTGGTTACCTTGTGAACCTGTTAAACCTTGATTCCCATTATTTCCTGGATTACCTTGTGGGCCTGTAAAACCTTGGTTTCCTTGCGATCCTAATAACCCTTGGTTACCTTGTGGACCTGTTAAACCTTGATCCCCATTATTACCTTGTGGGCCTGTAAAACCTTGATTTCCTTGATCCCCATTATTTCCTGGATTACCTTGTGGGCCTGTAAAACCTTGATTTCCTACATTTCCAGTAGCTCCAGTATTTGTTGCAAAACCATCCATTCCTTGAAAACCTTGGGGTCCTAATGGACCTGTATTACCAGTAGCTCCAGTATTTGTTGCAAAACCATCCATTCCTTGATTTCCTTGATTACCCTGAGGTCCAATTCCTCCTGTAGAACCTGTTAAAGTTGCATCATTACCTTGATAACCTTGCATACCAATATCACCTTGGTTTCCTTGTGGACCAATATCACCTTGGTTTCCTTGAGCACCAATATCGCCTTGGAAACCTTGGATGCCTTGATCTCCTTGGAAACCTTGGATACCTTGGTCTCCTTGGATGCCTTGGTCTCCTTGGAAACCCTGGATGCCTTGATCTCCTTGGAAACCTTGGATGCCTTGGTCTCCTTGAAAACCTTGGATGCCTTGATCTCCTTGGAAACCTTGAATACCTTGGTCTCCTTGGAAACCTTGAATGCCTTGATCTCCTTGGAAACCTTGGATACCTTGGTCTCCTTGAAAACCTTGGATGCCTTGATCACCTTGGAAACCTTGAATGCCTTGGTCTCCTTGGAAACCTTGGATGCCTTGATCTCCTTGGAAACCTTGGATACCTTGATCTCCTTGGAAACCTTGGATGCCTTGATCACCTTGGAAACCTTGAATACCTTGATCTCCTTGGAAACCTTGAATGCCTTGATCTCCTTGGAAACCTTGGATGCCTTGATCTCCTTGGAAACCTTGGATGCCTTGATCACCTTGGAAACCTTGAATGCCTTGATCTCCTTGGAAACCTTGAATGCCTTGATCTCCTTGGAAACCTTGGATGCCTTGATCTCCTTGGAAACCTTGGATGCCTTGATCACCTTGGAAACCTTGAATGCCTTGATCTCCTTGGAAACCTTGAATGCCTTGATCTCCTTGGAAACCTTGGATGCCTTGATCTCCTTGGAAACCTTGGATGCCTTGATCTCCTTGGAAACCTTGAATGCCTTGATCTCCTTGGAAACCTTGGATGCCTTGATCTCCTTGGAAACCTTGGAGTCCTTGGCTGCCTTGTGTGCCAGTATATCCTTGGTTTCCTTGAGGTCCGGTAAAACCTTGATTACCTTGAGGTCCGGTAAAACCTTGATTACCTTGAGGTCCGGTGAAACCTTGATTACCTTGAGGTCCGGTAAAACCTTGATTACCTTGAGGTCCGGTAAAACCTTGATTACCTTGAGGTCCGGTAAAACCTTGATTACCTTGAGGACCGGTAAAACCTTGATTACCTTGAGGTCCGGTGAAACCTTGATTACCTTGAGATCCTGTAAAACCTTGATTACCTTGAGGTCCGGTAAAACCTTGGTTACCTTGTGATCCAGTGAAACCTTGATTACCTTGAGGACCTGTAAAACCTTGATTACCTTGGTTTCCTTGTGATCCAGTGAAACCTTGATTACCTTGTGATCCTGTGAAACCTTGGTTTCCTTGCGATCCAGTAAAACCTTGGTTACCTTGAGGACCTATAAAACCTTGGTTTCCTTGAGAACCTTGTGTTCCAGTAAAACCTTGATTACCTTGTGATCCGGTAAAACCTTGATTACCTTGAGGTCCTGTAGGTCCTAAAGGTCCTACTAATGCTACATTTTGATTTAAACCGACAGTTGTAGTCGTATCACTAATATTTAAAATACTAGCAGTAAGTGTTGGTGGATTACCACTTGTAGTAGAAGAAAGAATTTGAAAATATGCTGTTTGATTTAAACCATCATTAATTGTAATATAACAGTTTGCGCTAAAATAATTATTATTTGTTGAAGCTAGAAAAGTAACCGTTCCGGTAGATCCTGCTGCAATAGTGCCGCCAGCCCCAATTTTACTTGTCACTAATGGACCTAAACCACCTACAGGACCTGTTATTCCTGTGAAACCTTGAAATCCTTGACTACCTGTATTTCCTTGAGATCCAGTAAATCCTTGATTACCTTGTGGTCCTGTGAAACCTTGATTACCTTGAGGACCAGTGAAACCTTGATTTCCTTGAGATCCTGTAAAACCTTGATTACCCTGAGAACCTTGAGAACCAGTAAAACCTTGGTTTCCTTGAGACCCAGTGAAACCTTGGTTTCCTTGAGATCCAGTATACCCTTGATTACCTTGTGGTCCTGTGAAACCCTGGTTGCCTTGAGTGCCAGTGAAACCTTGATTACCTTGAGATCCAGTATTTCCTTGGTTACCTTGAGAACCAGTAAAACCTTGGTTACCTTGGGCACCAGTATTTCCTTGAGCGCCAGTATATCCTTGATTGCCTTGAGAGCCAGTATTTCCTTGGTTACCTTGAGAACCAGTAAAACCTTGGTTTCCTTGTGGTCCAGTATGTCCTTGAGAACCAGTAAAACCTTGATTGCCTTGTGGTCCAGTATATCCTTGAGAACCAGTGAAACCTTGATTGCCTTGTGGTCCTGTGAAACCTTGATTACCTTGAGGACCAGTGAAACCTTGGTTACCTTGAGGACCAGTGAAACCTTGGTTACCTTGAGGTCCTGTGAAACCTTGATTACCTTGTGGTCCTGTGAAACCTTGATTGCCTTGAGGTCCTGTGAAACCTTGATTGCCTTGAGGACCAGTGAAACCTTGATTGCCTTGTGGTCCTGTGAAACCTTGATTACCTTGAGGTCCTGTGAAACCTTGGTTACCTTGAGGTCCTGTGAAACCTTGGTTACCTTGAGGACCAGTGAAACCTTGGTTACCTTGAGGGCCAGTAAAACCTTGATTACCTTGAGGACCAGTGAAACCTTGGTTACCTTGACGCCCTGTAAAACCTTGGTTTCCTTGAGCGCCAGTAAAACCTTGGTTACCTTGACTACCTTGAGAACCGGTAAATCCTTGATTACCTTGAGGACCTATAGGACCAACCAATGCTATAAAATTATCAGTTGTAAGATTAGATACACCACTACCTATATTTAATAAAGTTGCATTAAGGCCTGGTGGTGTTATTGAAAAATCTAATTCGCATGAAAGTATTTGGAAATATGCGGTATTTTCATCAAAATCGTGGACTGTAATATAACAACCTGGACTAAAATATACATTATTTGGGTCAGATTTGAAAGTAACAAACGCAGATGACCCAGGGTTTATAATTGCACCATCATTTATTAAACTTGTAACTAACGGTCCTTGAACACCCTGTTCACCTTGGTTTCCTTGAGGTCCAATATCTCCTTGATTACCTTGTGAGCCAGTATATCCTTGATTACCTTGAGGTCCAGTATATCCTTGTCTACCTTGAACACCTGTATACCCTTGGAAACCTTGAATGCCTTGATCCCCTTGGAAACCTTGAATGCCTTGATCTCCTTGGAAACCCTGGATACCTTGATCACCTTGGAATCCTTGGAAACCTTGAATGCCTTGATCCCCTTGGAAACCTTGAATTCCTTGATCCCCTTGGAAACCTTGAATGCCTTGATCTCCTTGGAAACCTTGGAGTCCTTGATCACCTTGGAAACCTTGAATACCTTGATCTCCTTGGAAACCTTGGATGCCTTGATCTCCTTGGAAACCTTGAATACCTTGATCCCCTTGGAAACCTTGAATTCCTTGATCCCCTTGGAAACCTTGGATGCCTTGATCTCCTTGGAAACCTTGAATACCTTGATCGCCTTGGAATCCTTGAATTCCTTGATCCCCTTGGAAACCTTGGATGCCTTGATCTCCTTGGAAACCTTGAATACCTTGATCGCCTTGAAATCCTTGAATTCCTTGATCCCCTTGGAAACCTTGGATGCCTTGATCTCCTTGGAAACCTTGAATACCTTGATCCCCTTGGAAACCTTGAATTCCTTGATCCCCTTGGAAACCTTGAATTCCTTGGTCGCCTTGAAAACCTTGTAATCCAGTAAAACCTTGGTTGCCTTGAGATCCGGTAAAACCTTGGGTTCCTTGCGGTCCAGTAAAACCTTGAGTGCCTTGTGATCCGGTAAAACCTTGATTACCTTGTGATCCGGTAAAACCTTGAGCGCCTTGAGGACCTGTAAAACCTTGGTTTCCTTGAGTACCTTGAGGACCTGTAAAACCTTGGGGACCTCGTATGCCGGTTAAACCAGTAGGACCCAATGGTCCTACTAATGCTACATTTTGATTATATGAAATAATTGCTTCAACATCAGAAATATTCAATATAGTAGCATTAAGTAATGGTGGATTTGATGAATAATTCAATGTAGATGACATTATTTGAAAATAAGCTGTTTGATTTAAAAAATCATTAATAGTAATATAACAATTTGAACTAAAATATATATTATTAGAGTTTGATTGACAAGTGATATCACCAGTTAAACCAGGGCCTATAACTGCGCCATTTCCTATTTTAGTTGCTACCAATGGTCCTAAACCACCTACGGGTCCAGTTGAACCAGTTATACCTTGATTACCTTGTAATCCTTGAAAACCTCTTGGTCCCGTAAAACCTTGGTTACCTTGTGAACCTTGTATACCAGTGAACCCTTGAATACCTTGAAATCCTTGGAAACCCTGAATACCTTGGTCTCCTTGGAAACCCTGGATACCTTGATCGCCTTGGAAACCTTGGAGTCCTTGATCACCTTGGAAACCTTGAATGCCTTGATCCCCTTGGAATCCTTGAATGCCTTGATCCCCTTGGAAACCCTGAATACCTTGATCACCTTGGAAACCCTGAATACCTTGATCACCTTGGAAACCCTGGATACCTTGATCGCCTTGGAAACCTTGGATTCCTTGATCCCCTTGGAAACCTTGGAGTCCTTGATCACCTTGGAATCCTTGAATGCCTTGATCCCCTTGGAATCCTTGAATACCTTGATCGCCTTGGAAACCCTGAATACCTTGGTCTCCTTGGAAACCTTGAATGCCTTGATCACCTTGGAAACCTTGAATACCTTGATCGCCTTGGAAACCTTGAATACCTTGGTCTCCTTGGAAACCTTGGATACCTTGATCACCTTGGAAACCTTGAATGCCTTGATCTCCTTGGAAACCTTGAATACCTTGGAATCCAGTAAATCCTCTATTACCTTGTTGTCCAGTAAAACCTTGGTTACCCTGAGGACCTTTTGGACCAACTAATGCAACAACATTATCAAATGAAATATTTGCTGTACTATCATTGACATTTAAAATAGTGGCATTAAGTCCTGGTGGTGTACTTGTAAAATCTAAACTACATAATAATATCTGAAAATACGCTGTACCAACATTAATATCGTTAATTGTAATGTAACAATTTGCGCTAAAATATTGATTATTTGTATTTGGTTGAAAACTAACATTACCTGTTAAACCTGGGCCTATAACTGCACCAGTATTTATTAAACTTGCCACTAATGGTCCTTCAATACCTTGTTCCCCTTGGAAACCTTGTGCGCCATCAAGACCTTGGAACCCTTGGATTCCTTGATCGCCTTGGAATCCTTGAATTCCTTGATCGCCTTGGAAGCCTTGTGCTCCATCAAGACCTTGGAAACCTTGAATACCTTGATCGCCTTGGAAACCTTGAATGCCTTGGTCTCCTTGAAAACCTTGGATGCCTTGATCACCTTGGAAACCTTGGATGCCTTGATCACCTTGGAAACCTTGGAGTCCTTGATCACCTTGGAAACCTTGAATGCCTTGATCACCTTGGAAACCTTGAATACCTTGATCGCCTTGGAAACCTTGGAGTCCTTGATCCCCTTGGAAACCTTGGAGTCCTTGATCACCTTGGAAACCTTGAATGCCTTGATCCCCTTGGAAACCTTGAATACCTTGATCGCCTTGGAAACCTTGAATACCTTGGAAACCTTGAATGCCTTGGTCTCCTTGGAAACCTTGGATGCCTTGATCACCTTGGAAACCTTGGATGCCTTGATCACCTTGGAAACCTTGAATACCTTGATCACCTTGGAAACCTTGAATGCCTTGATCCCCTTGGAAACCTTGGACTCCTTGGTCTCCTTGGAAACCTTGGATGCCTTGATCGCCTTGGAAACCTTGGATGCCTTGGTCTCCTTGGAAACCTTGGAGTCCTTGATCACCTTGGAAACCTTGGATGCCTTGATCCCCTTGGAAACCTTGGAGTCCTTGATCCCCTTGGAAACCTTGGATACCTTGATCCCCTTGGAAACCTTGAATGCCTTGATCACCTTGGAAACCCTGAATGCCTTGATCACCTTGGAAACCCTGAATGCCTTGATCACCTTGGAAACCCTGAATGCCTTGGTCTCCTTGGAAACCTTGAATGCCTTGGTATCCTTGAAAACCTTGAGATCCAGTAAAACCTTGAGTTCCTTGAGGTCCGGTAAAACCTTGACTTCCTTGCGGTCCAGTAAAACCTTGATTGCCTTGTGGACCAGTAAATCCTTGATTACCTTGTGATCCAGTAAAACCTTGAGCGCCTTGTGATCCGGTAAAACCTTGGGTTCCTTGCGGTCCAGTAAAACCTTGAGTTCCTTGAGGTCCAGTAAAACCTTGAGTTCCTTGCGGTCCAGTAAAACCTTGAGTGCCTTGTGAACCAGTAAATCCTTGATTACCTTGTGATCCAGTAAAACCTTGAGCGCCTTGTGATCCAGTAAAACCAATTCTTCCCGTAGGACCCATTGGACCTACCAATGCTACATTTTGATTAGATGATATATTTGCAGAATCATTTGATATATTTAATATAGTGGCATTAAGTATTGGTGGACTACCGCCAGTATAACTAGATGATAAAATCTGAAAATATGAAGTTTGATTTGAACTATCATTAATAGTAATATAAGAATTTGCACTAAAAAATGTATTATTTATATTGGCTTGAAAACTTACACTTCCTGTAGATCCTGGATTTATAATTGCACCATTACCTATTTTACTTGTTACTAATGGACCTAATCCACCTACAGGTCCCGTTGTTCCTGTAAACCCTTGATTACCTTGAGAACCAGTTAAACCTTGGTTACCTTGAGTTCCTTGAAAACCTTGAATTCCTTGATTTCCTTGATTTCCTTGAAACCCAATAACACCTTGAACACCAATATCTCCTTGATTTCCTTGGATTCCTTGATTACCCTGATAACCTTGGAAACCTTGAATTCCTATATCTCCTTGAAAACCTTGAAGACCTTGATCTCCTTGGAAACCTTGAATACCTTGATCACCTTGATAACCTTGCAATCCAATATCACCTTGGAAACCTTGGAGACCTTGATCTCCTTGGAAACCTTGAATACCTTGATCACCTTGATAACCTTGCAACCCAATATCACCTTGAACACCAATATCTCCTTGATTTCCTTGGATCCCTTGATCACCCTGGTAACCCTGAGATCCTGTTGCACCTTGAGGTCCTATTGGTCCAACCAATGCAACAAAATTATCAAAAGAAATGTATGATACACCATCTCCAATATTTAATATAACAGCGTCAAGACCAGGAGGTTCTGTTGTATAATCTAAAGTGCATGAAATTATTTGAAAATATGCTGTATTATCATTAATATCATGAATTGTAATATAACAATTTGGACTAAAACATGGGTTATTTGAATTAGGTTGAAAACTAACGCTACCAGTTGATCCTGGATTGATAATTGTACCGTTACTTATTAAAGTTGTTACTAATGGTCCTTGAGCACCTTGTTCGCCCTGTGCACCTGTATCTCCTTGGTTGCCTTGAGGACCAGTAAAACCTTGGTTACCTTGTGGGCCAGTATCTCCTAGGATTCCTTGAGCACCAGTATCTCCTTGGTTGCCTTGTGATCCAGTATTTCCTTGGTTACCTTGCGGGCCAGTATCTCCTAGGATTCCTTGAGCGCCAGTATCTCCTTGGTTGCCTTGTGGTCCAGTATCACCTGTATCACCTTGTGGACCAAGATCGCCTTGGTTTCCTTGAGATCCAGTGAATCCTTGATTGCCTTGTGGTCCAGTATCACCTGTATCACCTTGAGGACCAGTGTCTCCTTGGTTTCCTTGTGGGCCAGTATTTCCTTGGTTACCTTGTGGTCCAGTATCTCCTTGGTTACCTTGTGGGCCAGTGTCTCCTTGGTTTCCTTGTGGGCCAGTGTCTCCTTGGTTTCCTTGTGGGCCAGTGTCTCCTTGGTTTCCTTGAGGACCAGTGTCTCCTTGGTTTCCTTGTGGACCAGTATCCCCTTGGTTACCTTGTGGTCCAGTATCTCCTTGGTTGCCTTGTGATCCAGTATTTCCTTGGTTACCTTGTGGGCCAGTATTTCCTTGGTTACCTTGTGGTCCAGTATCTCCTTGGTTACCTTGTGGTCCAGTATCTCCTTGGTTACCTTGTGGACCAGTATCCCCTTGGTTACCTTGTGGTCCAGTATCACCTTGGTTACCTTGTGGACCAGTATCCCCTTGGTTACCTTGTGGTCCAGTGTCTCCTTGGTTTCCTTGTGGTCCAGTATCTCCTTGGTTACCTTGTGATCCAGTGTCTCCTTGGTTTCCTTGTGGACCAGTATCCCCTTGGTTTCCTTGTGGTCCAGTATCTCCTTGGTTACCTTGTGGTCCAGTGTCTCCTTGGTTTCCTTGTGGTCCAGTATCTCCTTGGTTACCTTGTGATCCAGTGTCTCCTTGGTTTCCTTGTGGACCAGTATCCCCTTGGTTTCCTTGTGGTCCAGTATCTCCTTGGTTACCTTGTGATCCAGTGTCTCCTTGGTTTCCTTGTGGACCAGTATCCCCTTGGTTACCTTGTGGTCCAGTATCTCCTTGGTTACCTTGTGATCCAGTATTTCCTTGGTTACCTTGTGGTCCAGTATCTCCTTGGTTGCCTTGTGGTCCAGTATCTCCTTGGTTTCCTTGAGGACCAGTGTCTCCTTGGTTTCCTTGTGATCCAGTATCCCCTTGGTTACCTTGTGGTCCAGTATCTCCTTGGTTACCTTGTGGTCCAGTATCTCCTTGGTTACCTTGTGGTCCAGTATCTCCTTGGTTGCCTTGTGGTCCAGTATCCCCTTGGTTTCCTTGAGGACCAGTATCTCCTTGGTTTCCTTGTGCACCAGTATCCCCTTGGTTACCTTGTGCACCAGTATCCCCTTGGTTACCTTGTGGGCCAGTATCACCTTGGTTACCTTGTGGGCCAGTATCACCTTGGTTACCTTGTGGTCCAGTATCTCCTTGGTTACCTTGTGGTCCAGTATCTCCTTGGTTACCTTGTGCACCAGTATCCCCTTGGTTACCTTGTGGTCCAGTATCTCCTTGGTTACCTTGTGGTCCAGTATCACCTTGGTTACCTTGTGGACCAGTATCTCCTTGGTTACCTTGTGGTCCAGTATCACCTTGGTTACCTTGTGGACCAATATCACCTTGATTGCCTTGTGGTCCAGTATCACCTTGATTGCCTTGTAGACCAGTATCTCCTTGGTTACCTTGTGGACCAGTATCACCTGTATCACCTTGTGGACCAATATCTCCTTGATTACCTTGTGCACCAGTATCCCCTTGGTTACCTTGTGGTCCAGTATCTCCTTGATTGCCTTGTGGACCAATATCTCCTTGATTACCTTGTGCACCAGTATCCCCTTGGTTACCTTGTGGTCCAGTATCTCCTTGATTGCCTTGTGGCCCAGTATCTCCTTGATTTCCTTGTGGACCTGTATCACCTTGGTTACCTTGTGGGCCAGTATCCCCTTGGTTGCCTTGGATACCTTGTTCTCCTTGGAAACCTTGGATACCTTGATCCCCTTGGAAACCCTGAACTCCTTGATCCCCTTGGAAACCTTGGATACCTTGTTCTCCTTGGAAACCTTGGATACCTTGATCTCCTTGGAAACCTTGAAGACCTTGGTCTCCTTGACTTCCAGGTATTCCTTGTGTTCCTTGAGGACCTTGAGTTCCCGCTAAACTACTTATAGATCCATAAATATATGTACCATTTACAACAGCACTTTGATATTGACCAGATGCTGACACGGATACAGAATACCAATTATTATTACCTAATGTTGTCAATTCTATCCAACTTCCACCAAAATCATAAGAGCAATAAATGTAACCACCATTTACTACAGCAGTTTGATATTGTCCTGTCGCCGATAAAGATATAGATATCCAATCATTAACAGCATATTGAGGAATCCAATTTATACCAAAATCTGAAGAAACATAAATATAACCATCATAATCTAGAGCACTTTGATATTGACCAGTTGCTGATAGTGATACAGAAGACCAACTTCTTGTTGTATCACTTGTTAACTGACTCCAACTAGTACCAAAATCAGAAGAGCCATATATATATCCTCCATATACTACTGCAGTTTGATATTGACCTGTTGCAGATACAGATATAGAATACCAGTTCCTAGTTGTATCAGATGTAATAGCTAACCATGTTACACCATAATCAGAAGAGCCATATATATATCCTCCATATACTACGGCACTTTGATATTTTCCTGAAGCCGATAAAGATATAGCATGCCAACTTCTAACTGTATCAAATGTAAGTTGTGCCCAAATGGATCCATAGTTAGAAGATCCATAAATATAACCACCATTTACTACTGCAGTTTGATATTGTCCTGATGCAGATACAGATATAGAGACCCAATCTCTATTTATATTTTTTGTTGTCCAACTTATACCATAATCAGACGAAACATGAATTTGACCATTATTTGCTACAGCACTTTGATATTGCCCAGATGCAGATAAAGATATAGAATACCAACTTCTAATCATATCCGATGTAAGTTGATTCCAATTTATACCAAAATCAATTAATGAGATACCAAATTTTGAAAAATTAGCCAATATAGACTCGTTATTTACTGCACCTGTTGTACCAGAAAAGGGAGTTCTGGATAGAAATCTAGAGGTTAGATCAATAACAATTTGATCTAATGGTGATCCTAATAATTCTTGACATAATGGTACATTATTAATTCCCAATTCAAATAAAACATAATCTGTATTTGGTTGAATACTACCATTATTAAAATTATTATCTAATTGAAAATTATAATTATCTTCATCTAATAATTCTAAAGTAACCGTATTATCTATATTAATTATTGGGTCGCTAACAATTTTCCATGCAAATCCACCTTGGAGACCAGCAATCCACTGACCTTTTGCAATACTATAAATATTATACTCAGATGGTACGGTATTGGTATTATATGGTTGAGAGCCCACATCAAACTTAGCAGTTATTTTATTACCAGATGAATCAAACACAATCACTGGTAAATCACTCGTAGATGTCAAAGGTAAAGTTATTGGAACACTTCCTGTTGCAGACATTTATATATTACTAAAATAATATATAAATTATATTATTATATCATATAATATATTTATATTCAATATCATGTGTATTATATATAAATATATTTATGATGATGGTAATGGTGCAAGACATAATTTAATACTACCTAAACTAGCAACATCATACTTTACAACTAATGGTAAATCATTTTCTAAATATACCTCTATTTGATTACATAAATTAGTACATTTAATAAAGTAACTTAGATTTTTCAGTGAAAATTCTCCTTGAATAATTTTGGATGAATCTTGCTTCAATACGAATCCCATACTTCCATCTGATTCAGCGCGATGAATTTCTGCAGAAGCAAATTGACCAGAACATTTAAATATCAATTCATTGCCAACAGATTTAATTTCTAATTTCTCAGAAATACAAGAAAGATCTCTGATTATTTTCTGAAAATCTGCAGACGGTAAATTAATAATAGAAGAAAATTTAACATCAGGATATTCTAACTCTTCTGGTTCAGGCTCAATTAATCTCAACTTCTGTGTTTTGCATTGTTTAATTTCTCCATTCTCAAATTTCAGTGCTAAATGTGAAACAATTCCATCAACGTAATCCGAATTCTCAATGTAAATGGTCAATGTATCATCATTATCAATAGAATTTATCAATTTAAATAAATGAAACATATTAACACCAATCACTATTTTGCTCTTTTTACATTCATAAAATTCAAAATTTTGCGCTGCCAAAAATAAATGAGCTAAAATGGTATGTGATTTGTCCATATTAATAATACGAATACCATCTGGTTGAAAAGTAATGTTTGTTTCCAACAAAATATCTTTCAAAGCAGTCATCAAAGTTCTAAAAGGCGCAATTTGTACCGTTTTAATTGTTAACACATTTCCATCATTAAAAGAATTATCTAAAGGTAAATTTTGTGTTTTATCTACAAAATTGGACATTAATATTATATTCAATTTTTCACAATAATCTTTAAATCATTATGTTTTCTAAATAATTTATATAAATTACAAAAATAACGCAGTTATATAAATAAACTGAAAAAAACGCACTATGCCGCCTACACGCTTGTCTTAGGAACACGTCTTGTACCATGGCCATGTTTTTTCTTAGCGAGCTTTGCTAAACGCAATGCCTTACTATTTTTATTACAACCTTTTTCTAAAATGGAATAATCTACGGCCGCTGCTTTTCCAGAAGTAATAGAACTTGCTAAACGAGCAACTCCCCATGATTGCGCTGTTTGATTCGGTCTAGATCCTGAAGAATAATAGGCGCCTTCACCTTTTCGTATAATTTCTCCTAATGCATCTTTTGAACAACCTGTTGCTTTTGCCAATTCATTAGTTGCGCCAATATTTTCTACACCATACATTTTTTTAGCATTTAATATATGTTTTGAACTCTTATTTTTATACGATCTTAATGGTTTTCTTGTAAAATAGTTTCCTTTTTTGTACAATCTCCTAGATTTCATCAACATTTTATACTGTAATTTCTTATCTTTTTTGGATAATCTCTTTGGAAGATAACGTAAATTGATTTTATTATTTGTCATTATATTAATAACATAAATTATTATTTAAAAAACTAATTAAAATAATAATAAGATAACTATGACGGATTTGTCTTCAAATGAAAATTATTCATTATTACAATATCAATTACAAGAAAAATGTATTACTACTTTAAAAGAATTGTTTAGTAGTTATGAAAACGATGAATATATGTTACAAAGAATACATACGCATATTAATAATTATTTACCAAATACTTTGAAAAATGAACAATTGAATCATGTGAAGCGTGTAAATAGAAACCATTATTTAAATAATGAACAACAAGTATTTATACAAGTATTTCTAAGTAAAAATCAATATTACTATTTGCCTAGTAGTGGATTTTTTTATGAATATGATGGAAAAAATTATTGCATTGTAAAAGAAGATGATATAATACACAAATTGCTTTCATCTATTTCAAAAGAAAGGGTGTTATTAGACTGGAAGCATAAAACAAAAATAAATGTCATAAAATTAATCAAAGAACGAAGTTTATTGAATTCTATTCCTGAAACGGATACTATTCAAAATGTTTTAAATTTTATTTATCCATCTTTATTTTCTTCTAAAACTCAAGCCAAATATTTTTTAACTATTATTGGAGATAACATTTTAAAAAAAAATTCACATTTGCTCTTTTTCATAAGTCAAAACATGAAAAAATTATTAACTGAATTAGATAACATATCTCAATTGTCTATTGGAAACACAAATACTACTCATAATTTTGTTACTAAATATCATGAAAATAATTCTTATGAAAACTATCGCCTATTAAAGATTAATGATAATTATTCACATGAATTATGGAAAGAGCATCTTAAGAAAATAGGGTTAGATCTATTATGTGTTGCATGTCACTATTCAAAAAGATATGAGAATTCTGAAAATTTCTTAGAAAATAAATCAGATGAAGAAATAAAACAATTTGCATTATATTTGCGCTGTAACAGCCAACAACAAATTTTAGAAAAATTCTGTGACAATTATTTGAATAAAGTGGATGATTCCAATAGCACGATTCAATGGAAACATTTACATTTTATTTGGAAACAATTTTTATCTGCAAATTGCTTACCAAATATGATTTATTCTAATTCATTAAAAAATATGTTGAAAGAGTTGTATCAATACGATGAACAAAGCGATAGTTTTGCTAATTTGACCAGTAAATATTTACCAGTTGAAAGCGATTTTATCAAATTTTGGGAAAATAACATTGTGGTAAATGTAAATGTTAATGATATCAATAATGATACTGAAACATTTGATGAATTGGAGATAGATGAATTGTGTATGTTATTCAAAACATGGTCTCAATCAAAAACTACATCAGAAAAATTAATATCTAATGGAAATATTACAGAAGAAAATGTGCTGAAAATATTAAAACATTTTTTCCCGAATATTGAAATAATTGAAAACAAATTTGTTTTAAATGTATCTTGTAATCTGTGGAATAAAAATGCAGATATTGAAAGATCTTTTGAATATATTAAAACACAAATAAAAGAATACCATAATCTAGCATTAATATCTTTTGATGATGCTTATAATTATTATTATAAATATTGCAGTAATGAAAATAATAAATTTATTGTTAGTAAACGTTATTTTGAGAAATTTTTGTATTCTAAAATATCAAAATACATTGTTTATGAAAAATTTATTGAGACCGCCTGGGTACACCTTTAGAAAAGGTGGAGTCAAAATATTTCACACAACTTTTTTCTAAATTACGTATAACTACATTATTAACATTATTTAACTTCAACTTTTACACATCATAAAACAAGTGGATTGTTTCAATTGTTTTATTTGTCATATTTGTATTGTTTGTCCAATATTTGATTTGTTCTTCTAATAAGTTCAAACGTTGTTCCCATTCGCTATTTTTGGATTTTTTTACAACGCAAATACCTTTTTTATTTATACCCCAGCATGAAGTTACATTAGTCCCATTTTTTATATATTCGTCTGGGTTGAATCTAATAAACACAATTGGTCTATGTTCTAAATCTTGTGATAATTCCATTATGCGTTTATTTTCGCAACTACAATCATAATCTATATGTTGGTTTTCATCTATTTCTATTATGATAATTTGATACCCTAAATCAAGTAGTAAATCTGGTCTTCTTCTAGAACAACCTCCATTTACTATTTTATCTACTATCCAATGAAAATTTGGAAACATTTTTTTTACAAAATCCACAACAGCATATTCTTTTGTTTTGTAATTACGTGATACCGGTTTATCTGGAAACATATTTATATAACAAAACAAACAATAACCATCGTATTTTTCTTGAACTTGTGTAAAACACCAATTATTTTTACAAGTTTTGCAAAATACATTTATCATCCCTTCTTTCCTATGAGTTACACAATACAATCCTTTTGATTCTCCTTCAAAATTATATTTTGGACTTATTTTACAATCTGGATGAATACAAGGTTTGCTAATTACATCTATCATTCCTTCTTTCATATGAATTGCACAATATAATCCTTTTGATTCTCCTTCAATATTATAATATGGTCTTGTTTTACAATCTGGATGAATACAAGGTTTGCTACATACATTTACCATCCCTTCTTTCCTATGAGTTACACAATACAATCCTTTTGATTCTCCTTCAAAATTATATTTTGGACTTATTTTACAATTTGGATGAATACAAGGTTTGCTAACTACATTTACCATCCCTTCTTTCCTATGAATTGCACAATACAATCCTTTTGATTCTCCTTCAAAATTATAAATTGGTATTTTTTTGCAATCTGGATGAATACAAGGTTTGCTAATTACATATATCATTCCTTCTTTCCTATGAATTGCACAATATAATCCTTTTGATTCTCCTTCAATATTATAATATGGTCTTGTTTTACAATCTGGATGAATACAAGGTTTGCTACCTACATTTACCATCCCTTCTTTCCTATGAGTTACACAATACAATCTTTTTGATTCTCCTTCAAAATTATATTTTGGACTTATTTTACAATTTGGATGAATACAAGGTTTGCTAATTACATCTATCATTCCTTCTTTCCTATGAATTGCACAATACAATCCTTTTGATTCTCCTTCAATATTATAATGTGGTCTTGTTTTACAATCTGGATGAATACAAGGTTTATGTATTACACTTATCATTCCTTCTTTTTTATGGGTTACACAATACAATCCTTTTGATTCTCCTTCAAAATTATAAATTGGTCTTGTTTTACAATCTGGATGAATACACATTTGTTAAAATATTATAATACCACCTTAAGTAATATTAATATTTGTATTAATATTTGTATCAATTTTATGAATAATTAGAATAGAATGATAAAATGTGTAAATAAAATAATTTAAACATTTTATTTTTTTGTATTTTAGAAAGCTTTATTTCTCTAAAAATGGTGGGTTGAAATGTGTAAAATTTTTGGATCCACCTTTTCTAAAGGTGGAATAAAGGTGGATTAAGCAGCGTTACCAGCTACAAATTGGAGGTTAACACCAGAGGTTCCAACACCTTGTCCGTCATATGAGGATGGACTCAATGGATGACTTACTCCACTTCCACCCTTGTGACGTCTACTACTTTTGCGTCCATGGTGTTTGCGGGTCTTTCCTAATAAAACAAAACCAAATTTTCCCTTTTTGGTTCCATATCCAGCCTTAACAAGGCGTTTTTCTTTCTTGGCAGTATTGTGTTTCTCTTTTGAAACAATACGGCCTGATTTATTTTGCATTAAATTGTTTCTGGTTAATCCACCAGAAGTTTTGTACGCAGTTCCGTGCCAAACTTGAGCACGGGATCCCATTAACATTTCGTAACTTTTTCCTTGAACCATATATTTACCAGAAGCTGTTTTAGTAAAACGAGTCATATAAAATTACGAGAGAAAAAATAAAAAACCAAATCCTAAATCTGAGAATAATTTCAAAATTTATTTTTAATAGGTGTTCCACTACCACCAGGCATTCCTTCTAAACGGCCTAAATAATTTAATTCAACGCCATTAGTTGTTCCTAAATAAGTATTTCCAAACTGAAGTTGACCACCTTTATAATTCCTAACAATGTTGGATATTCTAACATTGCGTGAATCATATGAACTATTTGGGTTAGCAGATGTTTTTTTTATTATTTCTGGCTGGCAATAACATATTTGTTTATCTCCATAAATAGCATTTTCAATTACTTGTTTATATTTTTTTACAGGGTAAGCTTTATTTGGATTTGTATAATATTCCATATATTTATTGTCGGATAAAATAAAAATGAAACAGATTTAAAAAATATACGTATATCTATACTTATACGTTTAACTATCTAAAATGAGTACTACGGATATAACCCTTGCTAACAAATATCAACAAAAAACCGACAAACAACATATTCTTGATAATCCTGATACCTATATTGGTTCTGTTGAAGAAGTGGATAGTAGTGTTTGGATTATTAATGACGTTGAACCTAGTAACAATGTAAATGGGTGTAAAATAATTGAAAAAAACATTAAATATATTCCTGGTTTGTTTAAATTGTTTGATGAGGGTATTGTAAATTGTAGAGATCATGTTGTCAGAATGAATCAAGCGATCCAAAATAATATTCCAAACAGTTTACCTGTTACTTATATTGATATTTCTATACAAAATGATGGTACTATTGTTATGATCAATGATGGAAATGGTATTGATATTGCAGAACATCCTGAATATAAAATATGGATTCCAGAGTTGATATTTGGTCATCTTAGAACATCTACTAATTATGATAAAACAGAAAAAAAAATTGTTGGTGGTAAAAATGGGTTTGGTTTTAAACTAGTACTTATTTGGTCTACTTTTGGTTCTATTGAAACGGTTGATCATGTACGCGGATTAAAATATACTCAAGAATTTAAAAATAACTTAGATGAAATCGGTAAACCAGTAATCACTAAATGTAAAACCAAACCATATACAAAAATTACATTTAAACCAGATTATAAAAGATTAGGTATTCAAGGATTAACGCCTGATCTAATTGCTTTACTAAAAAAAAGAGTTTATGATGTAGCTGCTGTAACAGATAAATCATTAAAGGTCAAATATAATTCCAATTTAATTCCAGTGAAGAATTTTCAACAATATATTGACATGTATATTGGTGACAAAAATGAATCGCCTCGGGTGTATGAAGATAATGGAGAACGTTGGGAATATGCAGTTGCATTAACACCTAGCAATGAATTTATGCAAGTTTCATTTGTAAATGGAATTCATACTGCTAAAGGCGGTAAACATGTTGAATATATTTTGAATCAGATAACTCGTAAAATTTGCGACTATATTGAAAAGAAAAAGAAAACAAAAGTAAATCCGAATACGATTAAAGAACAACTTATATTGTTTATTAGATGTGATATTGAAAATCCAGCATTTGATAGTCAAACAAAAGATTTCATGAATACTCCGTCCTCCAAATTTGGTTCTAAATGCGAAGTAAGTGATAAATTTATTGAAAAGGTTGCTAAAATGGGTGTAATGGATGCTGCATGCGCTTTAACAGAAGTAAAGGAAAACAAAGCCGCAAAAAAGACCGATGGTGCAAAAACCAAAAGCATTCGTGGTATTCCAAAATTAACAGATGCAAATTGGGCTGGTACAGAAAAATCCAAAGAATGCACTATTATATTTTGTGAAGGTGATTCAGCTAAGGCAGGTATTATTTCAGGACTATCATCAGAAGATCGTAATACTATTGGAGTATATCCTATGAAAGGTAAGATATTAAATGTGCGTGGTGAAAATATTAAGAAAATTTCAGAGAACAAAGAAATTGCTGAAATTAAAAAAATATTAGGATTAGAAACTGGTAAACAATATAAAACAATGGATGATGTACATAAAAATTTACGATATGGTAGAGTATTGTTTATGACAGATCAGGATACAGATGGAAGTCATATTAAAGGTCTTGGTGTGAATTTATTTCAATCCGAGTGGCCAACACTTGCAGAAATTCCTATGTTTATTGGTTTTATGAATACACCAATATTAAAAGCGCGAAAGGGAGACAAAGAGCTTCTATTTTACAATGAAGGCGAATATGAACAATGGAAAGAACAACAAGAAAATGGATCTGGCGAACTAAAAGGTTGGAAAATTAAATATTATAAAGGTTTAGGTACTAGTACAGGTAAAGAATTTCGTGAATATTTTGAAAATAAGAAAATTGTTGGTTTTGAGCATAACGGTAAAAAAAGTGATGATTCTATTGATATGGTATTTAATAAGAAACGAGCAGATGATAGAAAAGAATGGTTAGAAAAATACGATCGCAAATCTTATTTAAATACAAGCGATTCCAAGGTAAGTTACGAAGAATTCATTGATAAGGAATTAATACACTTTTCAAAGTATGATTGTGATAGAAGTATTCCGAATTTAATGGATGGATTAAAAATAAGTTTGCGAAAAATATTATATTCTGCATTTAAAAAGAATCTAGTTTCTGAAATAAAGGTAGCACAATTTAGTGGTTACGTTTCAGAACATTCTGGTTATCATCATGGTGAAGCTAGTTTGAATGCTGCTATTGTTGGTATGGCACAAAATTTCGTAGGTTCTAATAATATTAATTTATTGATGCCAAATGGACAATTCGGTACAAGATTACAAGGTGGTAAAGATAGTGCATCAGAAAGATATATATTTACTTGTTTGAATAAGATTACACGTAGTATATTTCCTTCATCAGATGATGCAATTTTACAATATTTAAATGATGATGGATTATTAGTAGAACCTATATTCTACGCACCAATTATTCCAATGGTTTTGGTGAATGGTTCAAAAGGTATAGGTACTGGTTTTAGTACCGATATTATGTGTTATAATCCTTTGGATATTATAAAATACTTGAAATCTAAACTTTCACTTTCAACAACATCATCCACCACTACAGACGAATTTGAATTTGTACCATATTATGAAGGATTCAAAGGAACTGTTCAAAAAATATCCGAGGGTAAATTCTTAATAAAAGGTTCTTATGAAAAAACTGGACCCGATAAAATAAGAGTTACTGAATTACCAGTTGGTTATTGGACAGAAGATTTTAAAGAATTACTAGAGTCTTTGATTGAACCTGGAGTAGATAAAGAAGGTAAAAAAATCGTTCCTGTTATTAAAGATTATGATGATATGAGTAGAGACACTAATATTGATTTTAATATCACTTTTGCAAAAGGTAAATTGGATGACTTAGAATGTATTAAGTTAGATCATAATTGCAATGGTGTAGAAAAATTATTAAAATTGTTTACTACTAACACTACTAGCAATATGCACTTATTTGATGCAGAAGATAAATTAAAAAAATACGATAAGGTAGAAGAAATTATAGATGATTATTATGAAACTAGATTGAAACTGTATCAAACAAGAAAAGAATATATGGTAAAAGCTTTGGAAAAAGAATTAGTTGTTTTATCCAATAAAGCCAGATACATTATGGAAGTGTTAGAAGGATCTGTTGATTTAAGAAAAAAGAAAAGTGATGAAGTAACAAAAATGCTGAAAGAAAAGAATTATGAACTGATAGATAATGAATTCAAATATTTAACGAAAATGCCGATGGATAGTGTTACTGAAGAAAATGTGGATAAATTAAATAAAGAACATGAAAATAAGAAGGCTGAATTAGAAAATGTTAAAAATACTACCATATATCAAATGTGGTTAATGGAATTAGATGGGTTAAAAGAAGAATATTTGGAATATAAAGAGATGCGTGAAAGACTTGTGAATGGTTCAGATGAACATGAACAAAAAGGTTCATCTAAAAATAAAAAGAAGGTAATATCAAAGGGGCCACTAAAATCAAAGACGCCTATTGTAATAGTATAATGATGTAATTGTGTATTTTATATAATTGTTATTGTAATTAATTTATTTTCTATTTTTTTTACTACGAGCCGATTTCTTGGATTTCTTGGAGACTCTAGATTTCTTTGATTTTTTAGATTTCTTACTTTTCATTGAAGGTCTTCTTTTGTATCCCCCTCTTTCTATTTGTCTTCTTTCATAATTAGTAATTGTTGACATGCGCATTATACCAATCCTATAACTTATATATCCAATAGATGCATATGTTAATCTTGTACCAAAAGTAGTTAAATTACTAATAGAATCCATATTGGATGCAATATTTATAGTTAACAGATTCATCTGGTAATTAACATATTCTTTGCCTGTTTGAAGAATACAATTTTGAACTGCTTGCGGACTTACATAAGCTGTTACTATATTGGTTATTGCACCAAAATAGGATGTAGGAGTTTTATTAAAACAATTTGCAATTGCTTGCCCCGATGCATCTTTTACTACATTATACAAAATGTCTTTTAAAAATAATTGTATAGTTTCTTGTTGTGACATGAGTATTTGACCTGTCATACCAGACATTACTTTAAAAATATAAGCAAATAAATTAAGATTTTGTATTGGAACATTTTTTAAATTATCATAAAATGCTTTTTTTACTTCCTCATTAAAATTACCACTTACTGGTATAAGAGAGAGAATATTTGTTAATTTATACCAAGCAATAACAATACAAAGTAAACCTACAATAAATGACCCTGCAGCTATTAAATCATAATTGTTAACTCTAAATTTTCTTTGTCTTTGATATTCAACCATAGATTCATCATATGGATCTACTCCACCAGATTGACCGTTACTTTTAATAATAGAATAAATTTTTTTCACACTATTTTTGAAATCTTCTACATTTAACATTAACTGTTCTTTCATAAGGTTATTACTAATATCATTAGTAATATCATTTAAAAAATCTTCTTCTTCTTTAGTTAGTTCTACAATTGTTAATGATATATTATATTTTTCTGCTAATGTATTAAAAAATAAATCATTATTGCTATCGCAAACCGCCATTTCATTTATATTTGTATTAACAATACTCATATTTTATAGTTGTCTATATATTATACAACTATAAAATAATATATATAATAAATTATTTTTCTAAAATACTTTACAATTGTATGTACAAAAATAATCATGAATATATAACATTTCACTTATTAAATGTGTAAAAAATCCTAACGCAAATATTACAGAAAACCATTTATATTTATTCGTTAAAGATGTTACTATGGATCCTGCAAGTAAAAACCAGACCCCTTCTAATAAACTTTCTATTATCAAATACTTATTTTGTGATTTATAGTATCTTGTATTTTTGATTGTTTCATTGTTATGGTTGTGTAACAATTTTTTACATGCATAACCACTATTACAATATAAATCATGTATATGAAGATAATAAGAGAGAAAATGCTTACAAAACCCTAATATATATAACAGTAAATATTTATTATTAATAAATAATGATAATAATTGGAATAAAATTGCTGTATATAAAGCAACAAATAATGCTTCCAATATTAATTGCATTCTATTAATATAAATAAATATTATTTTATAATTCTAGCGTTTAGCCACTCAAACCATCAAAATTATTCTTGTTACCAAACCATGTTTTCAATTCTAATGTGCGATCAGTATTATTTGCCATTACAGGGTGTGCTATAGGTACAACAAGTGTACTTGCATCGTCAATATATTTAAGATAACCTTGAGCTTCTCCATAGACTTGTTGAATACAATAGTTTAAAACAATTTTATTTAATTCTTCAATTTGTTGTGTTATATTATTTGGTTGATTTGCAGCATATTGTAAATATACACTTCGCATTACTATTTTTAAAGAATCACAATCTTGTGGCCCTATTACATATTGACCATTAGATCTATGGTAAACACCAGCTCGTATTCCATTTTGTAAGATTTGAATATTTTGTTGAGAGAAAAAAGCTTTTGATAAATATGTTTCATCCCATAACCCTTCAGTGGGGTTCCTAAATGTTACACATTGATTTGCAGGAATTTTGTCAAACATTGCAAATAAATTGGAAGTATTTGGACTTTTTATATCAACTCTACCATTATTAATTTTATTCATTTATATTATTCAACTATAAAAATATTTTATATTTATTTATTATAAGAATGTCTCGTTTTTATAATTTAATTTTAGTAATAACTGGTATTTTAGTAGTTGGAATTATAGTAATTTCTGTGGCTTTAGATAAAACAAGAACAATGTTTGGTTCTTTTCAGAAAAGTGTACTTATTTCAGCCATAGTAATTCTTTTCATAACTATTGCATTTATTGCGTATGGTTTATATGAATCTAAAAAAAAAGCCGTTTGGCCACCTGTAACAAGTAATTGTCCAGATTATTGGGAAAGTGAAGGTTCCGGTGAAAATTCAACATGTATAAATGTTAAAGATTTAGGCGTTTGTCAAGCTCAAGGAAATGATGAGCATTTGATCATGAACTTTAATAAGGCACCTTTTAGCGGTGAACAAGGTAATTGTGCAAAATATAAATGGGCAAATAATTGTAAAGTGTCATGGGATGGATTAACATATGGTGCAAATAATCCTTGTGTTAAATAATTTTACATAATCCAAATTGTATTTATTGCACAGTAAATTTTTTGTAATTATATAAATGGTATATATAATTACATGGAAATAACAAAAATACAATCATTACCACAAGAAATAAAAAATATAATTCAATCTTTTATATCTAAACCAACCCTGTTATTTTTAAATAAAAATTATTATGAAAAATATCATTATCTTATTAAAAAAATAATACCAAAAAATCAATTTGAAAATTTTATTCGTGATATTATCCGTCGTGATAATGATTTTGTATTCTTACATATTTTAACCGATTTTTATACACATTTTTTAAAATTTAAAACATACTACTATAAAAATGTCATGTATAAAAATTATTTCTATTTTTTAAATGATTATTGTATTCAAAATGAATCTATCAAATGCCGTAATACATTAAATGATTTTTTAAAAGTACAACGATTGTGTCAAAATCGGCATAAAAAGAAAACTTATATACATATAAGATGGAAATTTTAAACCTAAATAAATTGTTAGAGAGAGAAGAAAAAGCTAATTACATTAAAAATATTCTTATTAATTTTGAACTAAATAAAAGTAACTTAGCTTATAAGAAGGGGATTTATGTTTATGGTGATCCAGGAACAGGCAAAACTATGTTTGTGACAAATATTTTGAAAGAACTAAATTATGATGTTATTAAATATGATGCTGGTGATGTACGAAATAAAACTGTAATTGATGAAATTACAAAATATAATATGGCAGATAAAAATATTATGAGTATATTCAACAAAACCATCAAAAAAATTGCAATTATTATGGATGAAATAGATGGTATGAATAATGGAGATAAAGGAGGTATTAATACTTTAATTAAACTTATACGACCAAAAAAAACTAAAAAACAAAAATTAGAAGAAATGACTATGATACCAATTATTTGTATAGGAAATTATAAAGTAGATAAAAAAATTAAAGAATTGATGAAGGTTTGTAATACAATTGAATTAAATACACCGAGTGAAAAACAAATGAACTTACTAATAAATAATATATTACCATCCTTAGATAAAACAATTAAAGACAAAATAATTCAATATGTACAATTTGATATAAGAAAACTAAATACTATTTATAATATTTACTTGAATAAACCAGAACTCTTTTCAACCAATATCATAGATAATATTTTTCAATTAAAATCATATAATGACGATACAAAAAAAATTACATATAAGTTATTAAATAATTACTATAACATTGATCAACATAATAATGTCATGAATGATACAGATAGAACTAGTGTAGGATTATTATGGCATGAAAATATTATTGATAAATTTGATAATATGAAAAAAGAGGAGTCTATCCCTTTATATATAAAACAATTAGATAATATTTGTTTTTCGGATTATATTGATAGAATTACATTTCAAAAACAAATATGGCAATTCAATGAAATGAGTAGTTTAATTAAAACTTTTAAAAACAATAAGATATATCATAAGCATTTGAATGAAACAATTAAAAATAAAATTAATAATAAACAAAATAAAACTATTACCCAAAATGATATTCGTTTTACAAAAGTATTAACAAAATATTCTACTGAATATAATAATACTATTTTTATACAAAACTTATGTCAACAATTATCCATGGATAAAAAAGATCTATTTGGTTTTCTATTATCTATCAAAAATACATATGACGAGAACCAAATTTATAATTTATTTGAAAATTATGAAATTAATAAATTAGATATTAATAGAATATACCGTTATTTAGATAAATATATGAAAGAAGATGCACCTGATATAGCATATAAAGAAACAGATATGGATATGGATTGTGATATGTATGACGGAGACGGTGATTTTGATTCTTAAAAATTGTTCCATAAATCTCCTGCAAATAAATCAAACCCTGTAACACATGATTTATTATTATATAAATAAGAGTATTTTTCAAGTAATTCTAATTTAAAATAAATATCTGTGTTGTTTTTTTCTAATTCTTCTAATAAATTTTTAATAAGCAAATTTTTTTGCACTTTATATAATAAAAATTTATTTAAATTATCGTCTTGAAAATCATAATCTCGCATGTCTTTACCATCATTATTATTTATATTTTTATTATGAAGGGAAGCTATTTGATCAGATACATTTTGTATGTTATTTGGGTTATTATGGATTAAAAATAATATATATAATAATGTTAGTGTGTACATAAATATATTTATATAAATATATTTATATTATTTTTATTTATTTGATAACAATATATTCTTTTTCTTATCTACCCATAATTCTTTAATGTGATTATCTAATTCCATCATTAAATGTTTTTCATACTGTTCAGGACTGTCATAAAAAAGAATATTGGACCCATTTTTTGGTTTAAATTTACCAGATGATAATGCTATTTTAAAAAACAAATCTTCTTCTTTTGATCCTACTTTATATTTATAATAATCTCCGGTTTCCGCGTTTCTAATATTGGTTCCCGAATCACTTGAAGAATAACAATCTACCCTCATTTTTTTAATTTTACCAGATGGTAAAACTTTATCAACAAAAATATACCCGTAACCTGGATCAAATGATTTTACATTAGTCAATTCTTTTTTTTGATGATTTAAAACATCGTTTTCTTCATTAGGATGAAAATTATCTTCGTAATACATCTTTAATTAATAATATAACTATCTTATTAATAATATACTTATATTACTCTTATCTTTAAGTTTATTTAATATTGAATTATTAAGATTTGTTTTTTATATCTTCTATTTTTTGTGATATTATTTTTTTAATTTTATCTTCTAGGTATTTTACTTTATCTTTCAGTTGATTATTTTCTAATAATAGTTCATTTATTAACATAGTCATTTCATTTATTGTTTTTGTATTGTTTGTGTAATGCTGTTGTTGCAATTGCTTATTATGTTCTTTTAATATATTCTCTCTCCTTTCTTTTATTTCGTTCATTTGTTTTATTACATCTGGTTTAAATTCTGGTTTTCCTGGTTCATATGAATCCAGTAATATATCAATATCCTTCATAAAGAAATCATATATCTCGTTCTCACTAACAATTTCATCAACACGTAATTCAGATTTATTTACATATTGGTTCGTACCATCTTTTAATAATATTTTTTTGTCAAATGAATTATGATTGTGCGAAAAAACTAAAATAGATTTTAAAGGATCTAACTGAACAAATGGAATAGTATAATTTTTCAAAAATTTCTTTTCCTCTGCTAAACATGCATCATCATCATAACTAGTATCTTTTAATAATTCCTTTCTAAACGCAAATGTTGCTGCTGTAGAATGATTTGGACCATATGGACCAAACTTATACATTTCATTTATATGTTTAAAATAAATATACATTGTACTAGCCCCTGCACACATTGCCTTTGGATTATTTTTTAATGTTTCAACTGCATGCATGATTCTTTCTGGTGGATAATAATCGTCGTCATCCATATAAAGAATAATATCCCCGCTACATTTTTTATGAGCAAGATTGCGTTTTTTACCTAATGTCATTTTATTATCGTATTTGAAATATTTCAATTCAAAACTAGCATTGCCTCTGGATTTTTCTAATAATGATATAAATATATCTTCTACTTTATCCGTGCCATCATCTATAATTATCCATTCTAATTTGTTCTTTGGATATGTTTGATTTTCAAAACATTTTATCAAATAAGGTATAAAAGGTCTTCTATTAAAAGTAGGTGTACAAACACTTACTAATGGATAATCTATGAAGGTTGTCATTAAATAGTTCTAATATTGTATATATTTTATTACAACTATTTATATAATAATTTATTTTTATTCATTTATTGTTAATTTTTTACTTAATTTTTTTAGATCTTTACCAATCCCTCCACCTTTCATATCATCCAAAAAATCAGAAACGGTTGACATAAATGTTTTTGATTTTCCTAATGGACATTTTTTAATTGCTTGATTAAAACTAGATAAAGGAGTCAAATTATTCGGTATACTACTATCAAAAATACCCAATTTGATAAAATTAAAATAAATTAACAAAACTGTAAATAATGAAAAAATACCTGATATTACACCCAAATTACTGAAACTAGCTAATACAATAAATATAGATAATATAGTAGATATGGTTACTTTATAATTAATAAATGTACCTTTAATAATTGTTACCATGGTAGCAGATTTATTATTTATTTCACCTGTGTACCCAAAAGTCATCAATAAACATACGTAAAAAAGAATTATGGATGTAAATGGTGCTGCTGTAAATAATATGAACCAAAATAATATAAAAAATATAAAAACTAAAATAAAGGAACTAACATATCCGACTGGACTTAATAAGTTAATATCTTTCCAAATTGGTTTGCTATCCGGACTCGTATTTTTGTTAACCTTAAAAAACCATCCCATTTCAATGAAATAATAATAAATAAAAACAAAAATTCCTAGTATTGGTGTTATTATGAAATAGAAAAGTGAAATAATAGGTCCTAATGTTACAATTAATATTTCTGGTATTTGGTTTAATAAATTAAAAAATGTTGTAATAGAATTATTATTGTAATTAATTAATCCTTCTATAATGGATATTATGTAGTTTATTAAAAAATTTGAATTAGGACCTTCTTTGTAATTGCGAAACATCTCTAAAAGTGAATGTTTTGAATTTGATTCATTATAAGGAAAACTTAATTTCACAGATTCTTGTGGACTTGTATTAGTTATAAAAATATTTGTAAAAATTTGTTTAATTTCAGGATAAGTATTTGTATAGGGATAACACGCTAAATTAGTTGGTACAATATTGGATTGTGCTAATTTGCATTCATATAAAATAATAGAACCAAATACAAAATATAATATGATTAAAAGTATCATTGCTATAACTGAAAATAAAAAACTTACCATATTTTTAACTGTTTTATTTGATGTATTAGAAGTGGTTTGCTCTTTTTTTTTATCAAGTTCTTTAGTTTCATTACTTACATTTGAAATTGCCATTTAATTATACTTATAATTAAATAATATAATATTATTGATAAAGTAAAAATAAAATATAAAATAATTATATAACAATCATGAAAATAAATAAAACACAATATATAACTGTTATTTTAGCGTTTGTTTCTATATTACTTTTGGTTTGGAATTTTGATTATATACATTATTTATTTAAAAATGGTTATTATGTGGAATGTTTTGATTCAAATATTGCTCTTTATAAAGATACTGGATCTCCTACCACGACACATACAGTAGATTTACCACTAACAACTAAATTCAGTTGTAAAAATTTTTGCGCTCCTGCTACTGCACGTTGTGCAATTACTGGTGAACAATGTATGGCGGATATTGATTGTCGTGGCTGCAATCCTCATGGTTCTAAGTTATATGGTTCTTATAACCAATCTCAACCTACTGCTAATATTCCAGGAGAAAATGACGCTGGAAAATTGACTTGGGGAGTTACACCAACATATTCTACCTTAACAACCGATATTGGAACAAAAGCTAAATTATTCACATCCAATAAAGAAAAATTAGATAAACCTTTTGAAGCTAATTTTGGTGTAAATACATGGATCAGTGATTTTAAAAATGGTCAAGAATTATTTGATGAAAGATATAAGCCTGCTGGTTTACAATTTATGCCAAAATATGAAAAAAGATACAGTGTAACCGGACAATTTATGGATGAGGGGCCATTAGCATCCAATGCTTATTTGAAATAAAATCAAATATAATATTTTAATTCTTATCAATTCCGACTGCCTTTGCTATTTTCTTAATGATCTTAGTATCTTTATCATAATCATTATCTCCTTTTCCTCCCATAGCTTCAATCACTAATTTATTGTATTGGCTACTTTTCTTGGAATCGTATTCTTCACAATCAGGATATTTCTCTCGGAATGCTTTTAACATACAAATATTTTTATGAGCAATAGATCGGATAGCTTTTCTTAACTTTTTATTTGCTTCGTCTTCTTTTTCCCAAATGTTATCTTCTTTCACATACATCACTTCCCGTTTCTGATCCGTACAATGAACTGGTCGTTTTTCCACCTCTAATGCCTGTAAATTTTTTATGATTATATTGGAAATTCCTTCAATATAACCAACCTTGCCTACATTTTCTAGATCAGATACTTGTAATTTCACGGATTCAATAAAATCACTAATATTCATAGCATCTTTACATGTTTCATTTAAAAACACCTGTAAATTGAACGTTTTGTTATTGCTATTGACATTATTGCTATTGATCATATTCGTAGAAGTACCATTTTTGATAATTTCTAACAATTCTGCATTTTGTTTAAGAAGGTTCATTATTAAATTTTTATCACATATTTCATTTTCTATGTTGTTTTCTTTGAGTGAATATATTTCTTGATCATTGTAATTTTGTATGCATTTTTTTTTATGTTTCCATAGTCCACAATTTGTCTCGTAAAATTTACCACAATTTCCGCATTGTTTTGCCACTTTTTGCCACTTTTTGCCATTTGATATTTCCAAAGTGGCTTTTTTGTGTTTATCAGTTGACAAATGTTTTGTCCAGTTATATTTTTTACTACATGAATAATCACAAATAATACAACAATAGTTTTTGTTTTCGGCAATGCCATTTTTTGCCACAAAACCATTTCCTAAAGTTTCCATACATTTCCAATATATAAAAATATCTAAATACTAATTTATTTTAATTTTAAAAATTATGCTAACAATTTTAAAATTATTTTTTTGGCGCCCAGACGATAAAATTAATTTATGGTCACAAAGTTTATTTTTAGCCAAGACTTTTTCGGATTTTCAAAAAATGGACAAAAAAAATGTCCAAAATCAGAAATCCAAAATACTTTTTGGAACACTTTTTCTTTAAAATATAATAAATTCCCAAAATAACTTAAAGAATTAAGCCCTTCAATTTTTTACACTAAAAATATTATTATAAGTACTAGGATTAGAGTGCATATTGCTATTCTACATGCACATATTTTATCACGTTCATTTATTTCATTGTTTGTATTTGAATTATTGTTAAACATTTTTGCGCTATATTTTTGTGAAATATAAATATTATCCAACTAACAATTCAATTTTATTATTTTTATCAAAAATAATATTTGCAAAGGATATAAAAGCAATCATGCAAATACAATTATACCATACCACGTCAGCGGTAAATACAATGATTCATTTATTGTATCCAATTACTATGAATTTATTTTATATGAATGTTTCAAAAAAAGAATTACAAACTATACACAGTGACATAACGTATTATTTTTCTATATGTCATAATTTATTTTTACAAGTATTTAGTTTATATAGTTTTGTTCACTTATTAAATGCATTTATACATAATCCTGTATATGCAAAAACTCAATATTATTTTAATATGCCAGGTGTTGATAACGTTCTTTTTTGGTTTTACATATCCAAGTATTATGAATTTATAGACACCTTTATTTTGTATGCTAAAAAAAGAGAACCAATATTTTTGCAGAAATTTCATCATATGGGTGCCAGTATATTATGGCATTTAGGTTATGTATATAAGTTAGACGCAATTTATTTTGCAAGCTTATTGAATTCTGGTGTACATTCTATAATGTACTTATACTATTTATGCTGTATGTTTCCAGTTTTAAAAAATAAAATACAAAAATATAAGCTTTACATAACATGTATTCAAATTGCACAATTAAGTTATGGTGCAGTTGCAATACCATGGTATTATTATAACATTGAAAATAATAGTAATAAATGTATTATTATTATTTTTGATGCTTATATTGCCGTTTTAATATATTTATTTTGTAGATTTATTACCAAATTACATAGATCAGGAAAAAAACAGGATTTATAATTTTGTTTATTTATAACTACGGCGTGTAGATTTTCTGCCTTTTCTTTTATTACTACGCTTACGCTGTGTTCGCAACCTGCGTTTCCCACCACTAGATACCCTTTTTAATCTATTATCGGATAACATAAATTTTCCTAAATCACCACTAACGTCTCCTCTGTGATTTATTATAAGTTCTTTATCATTATTTAATCTAAATACAATTCTAATACCACCAATATCTTGATCAATATCTTTTGATTCAATTATGTATGTTTTGTTTTTTTTGGTTTTTTTATTTTCATAATTTATTTTATCGCCAATGTTCAATGCATTTAAATCATTCCAACCCGTTAACGCAGTCATTGTAATTGTTATATATATAATGGAGATAAAAACGATACAAATCTTAACAACTTATTTTAATACAAGTAATATTTTCGTAAAATATTAGATGGAAACCTTTTTCTATCTTGAAATATGATACCTTTATGTCCAGGCGTATAACTTTCTAAATCATATCTTACACAATTTGCAGGGTATTGTATTGAGAATTGTTCTAAAATCATATCCATGTATAATAAATCAGTATTTTTTGAAAAATCTAATAATTTGTTTGCCCCTTCTTTTGATAATCCTATTGCATGTAATCCACGGACAAAACCAGCTTTTTTATAAACAGCTTTGTTATTTATTTTAAAATTAGTTAAAATACCAGGATTAGAATATTCACATAGACCTAAATAAAAAAACATTTTTGATATTTTCTCATATTCAACAATTTCTTCTAATTTAATTGGTTCTAATATATTAATATCATCCTCAAAAACATATGAATAATCATCTTTAGAATTTATAATTAATTTGTATATATATTGCATACTAATTTTATTAGACAATACTTTATTATGATTAGGAATACAAGTTATCAAATTAACATTAAAACCTATATTTTCTAGAATTTTTTTTGAAAAAATTGCTCTTGGTGAATTTGTATTACAGGTTAAAAGATATGCGTTTCTAAATACCATATTTATTATTAATAATTTTTTTTTAATACAATAATAATATATTAATATATATATTATTATTGTATTTTAATTATTTGGCTCCACCTTTTATAAATGTGAATTAGGTTGCATACATTAATCCTGCATTTCCACCAACAAATACTACCATATTGATTCGTTCTTCAATTACATACAGATTGTAATTGTAATCATAAATTCTCCATGTAGGTTTATTTATGCCAACAATATCACCTGTTTCTGGATCACATATTGTTAACACTTGTGCAAGTGGATCTAATGCAGGAATATTGGTTGTAAAATCTAATTGGACTTGTGTAAAACGATTCATATTAATTGCACCGGATGGCTGAAGATCTAATGGGGAGGTATTTAAACAAAAATTGTAACAATATAGACCACTTGGTGCTGCACCAGCAGTTCTAGTGAATTTTTCTATGTAATTAAATATACCAACATCTAATATATTTTCTCTATATTGTCCATCCAATAAAATACCCATACTAACTAATATTTCTTTTACATTTTGAATATTGAAACTTCCTGAAGTCATATAACCTGTTAAAAGACCATTTGGATTAACTCCTGGGCCAATACTATCCCCATTATTCAAAACATAATTACCATAAGTTGGTGCAGGACTTACATTATAAGGTAAATAGTCATATGGCCAATTAGTATAATTCGTCCATTCATTACGCAAATTAACGTCGCTCCTTTGAAAATAAAACATCCAACTTGAAATCAATCCAAGTGAATCTAAATCTACTTTATTTGGTCCAGTGACATTGTAAAATACTTTTTCATTTACTTGTTTAAATAAATATTTTTGTTCATTTTTGGCAAATATACGAGATTCATCATTGGATAAAAAACAATAAGTTGACATGAGATGAATATTTGGAAACCAGACACTTCTTTGATCTAAATATGAATTAATACCTAGTTCAATATCTGGTGGTGTTTGTAAAAACCGATACATTTGATTTTGATATTGATTAAAGTTTGGTGCAATATATGGAAAATTATTAACTGAGTCAAAAACATCTCTGATTTTAAATAATTCGCATATAGGTCTAAATGTTACATAAATTTGAAGTTCATTATACTGTAATGCAACTAAAGGAAAAGCCATCTGGGTTTTTAGAGTGAACCATGAATTTAAAGGTATAAATAACTGTCTTCCTCTTATAGAAGGTTCTGCACCAGCAATATTTTCCGTAAAGTAAGCATTAGGATAAGAATTTACACGACTATTTGCATTTCCAGGATCTACCAATTCTGGAACATGACCGATCATTTGATAAAATAAGTTCAATTTTTGCCCAGTAAAATCTCTTCGTGCCATATTCAAAAGATAGGATCCTGAATATTCTTGTAATTTTTGATTACCACAATTAATTGTTATTTTTTCAATCATCATGGCGCCAATATAGTCAATCCATTTAAATTCATAAGGCGCCCAATTAGTATAACCGGTAGTACCATCTTCTTTTTTATATTCTTGAGGAGGTAAAATTGGACTCCATATGGATGGCAAATCTACCACAATATATGTGTCCATCAATAGATCTGCATATCTTGGTACTTTGAATTGAAATGTAGATGATTCTGCCAAACGCAGTGTTGTACTTCCTTCAAAATCTATTCTGAATTTTTGCATGCCAAAATTGGTATATTTCAAATAAGCAGCCTTCCAAAAAGTTTTTGAAGGATTACCATTTAATATTACATTTTGTTGTCCACTTGATACTAAATTTAATAATCCACCTGCCATAATCTATTAATACTAATTAATATATATATTTATTTAATTTTTTAAATAATATAATATATTAAGTATGATAAATAATATGGACGAAGATTTTGTGTGTTATTTAATTTTAGCACTTATAATAATAATCGTAATTACTTATGTTTCCTATATGATTTATTTAAATTCACTTGAATCAAAAGAATGTAATTATTTGGATGCACTATATCCATCCATAAATGGCAGAATAAAACCTATATCTCCAAAAATAAGCGATTGTAGTGGTAATTTATACGATTATTATATTAAAACAGCATATAATGCTTGTAGTGGTGGAAGTTATCATAATGATTATGTGGATACATGTGTTCTAAAAAGTATTCTAAAAGAAGGTGTACGTTGTTTAGATTTTGAAATTTATAATATTAATAATATTCCAGTTGTTTCAAGTAGTAGTTCAAAGACAAATAATTATTACGTAAAAGAAACTTTCAATAGTGTAAAATTTAGTGAGGTAATGAAAGTAATTAGTAATTATGCTTTTTCTAGTGGCACAGTTCCTAACCCAACAGATCCCTTAATTATTCATTTGAGAATTAAAAGTAATGAACAAAAACTATATAATAATTTAGCAAATATATTTAAATCTTATGATAACCTTATGCTAGGAAAACATCATAGTTATGAGGATTATGGCAAAAATATTGGTGCAAAACCATTAACTTCTTTTATGAATAAAATCATTTTGATTGTTGATAAATCTAATAATTCTTATTTGGAAAACAAAGAGTTTATGGAATACGTAAATATGACAAGTAATTCAGTATTTATGAGAGCTTTACCTTACTATAATGTTAAAAATACTCCCGATATTAATGAATTAGAAGAATTTAATAAAAGATGCATGACTATGGTATTTCCAGATAGTGGAGCAGATCCTAGTAATCCAAGTGGAATGTTATGTCGGGCAGCAGGATGTCAAATGGTAGCAATGCGTTACCAATACGTAGATAACTTTTTAAAGGAAAATACTATTTTCTTCAATGAAGGAGGCTATGCTTTTGTTTTAAAACCAGAAAATCTACGATACAAAGTTGTTACTATTAATAAACCAACACCACAAAATCCGGCATATTCTTATGAAACCAAACAGATAACAACAGATTATTATAGTTTTAAATATTAAAAAATTAAATAATAAAAATTTAATAATGTTTATAAATTTTTATTGAATTACAATTTAAAAAAATAAGAACAGTATTCAATTATAAATGAAATACCCATACATTTTGTTTTTCAGATATCCCGAATATTCATATATAGATGACTTCATAAATGCAAATAAGGATAAATTTAATTGTAGCATCTTTATAATAGATAATAAAGAAGAATTAAATAAATTATTTGACCCAAATTATCATTTATTGGTAACATTTGGCGAAAGTGATTCTATTTATTGTAACGACGTAAATAGTGTAATCTTAGACAAAATGAGAAGAAGATGGCTTCATTATGATAAACTTGATGAAGATAGTATTGATAAGTTTAATAATGGTGTAAATTTTTGTTATTTACATTCCCTTGTAATTACTGATTTAGAAGTAAATCGTCCAGTTTTTTCATTGTTTACAACATGTTATAACTCATATCATAAAATAATAAGAGCATATGATAGTATTAAAGTTCAAAATATGAGAGATTGGGAATGGGTAATATTGGATGATTCACCAAATGATGAGCATTTTGTATTTTTAAAAGAACACTTAAATCATGACAAAAGAATCCGTTTATATAAACGAAGTGAAAATAACGGTAACATAGGAAATGTAAAGAATGAAGCAATCTCTTTATGTCGTGGTAAATATGTGTTAGAAATGGATCATGATGATGAAATCTTACCCGACACTTTATTAGATGCAACCAATGTTTTTGATAAAGATCCAGAAGTAGGTTTTGTATATATGGATTTTATCAATATTTATGAAGATGGATCCAATTTTAATTATGGAGATTTTTTTGGTTTAGGTTATTCATGTTATTATAGACAAAAAATCAGAGACAATTGGGTATATGTATGTTCAACACCTAATATTAATAATATAACATTACACCATATTGTAGGTGTTCCTAATCATCCAAGAATATGGAGAAGAAAAACATTATTAGAAATGGGTAACTTCTGTGAATATTTACCGATTTTAGATGATTATGAGATATTAATTAGATCCGCTGCAAAAACAAAAATAGCTAGAATTCATAAATGTGGATATATACAATATATGAACAATGGTAATAATAATTTTTCGCTAATACGAAATTCTGAAATTAATAGAATAATATGGTTTTTGAATAGACAAACTTATGAAAAATATGATATTGACAATATAATGAAAGAAAAAGATGCATATGAAGATTCCAATTATAGATACAATTATAGTCAAATATGGAAACGAAAAAATTATGTACACAAATACTGTAATACAATCATTAACCCTAATTATAAAACTCAATATTGTATAGTAGGGCTGGAAACTTTTTATAATAAACTAAAAGAGTTAAAAGAATTATATAAAGATAAAACAAATGACTTTTTATTGTTAGATAATAATGAACACAGTGATATGTTATGTAAAATATTAGATATGAATGGTTTTTCTGAAATGAGATGTCATGGTGTGAAAGAAACGACAGATGATGAACTAATACAATACTTTATGTTATTCTATAAAAGTTGTGATGATTATAAAATTTTATATCAAAAAGCAAATGATAAGGAAGAAGAGCCCGTTACAAAATTACCTGAAAACGCTACCAAAATTGAAATTAACAGTGATAATGGTTGGAATGTCAGTTATAATTAAAGTAATTCATGATTCACTAATATGTATTTATTTCATGGTAAAATAATTTGAAATATATTAATTATTTTTATATTTAGAGCAATAAATATTTTATTTATCAAGTTATTATAAGATAAATAAAATAACTATGAAGGCCGAAAAAAATATTTGCAAGGGGTTAACATTTCAAGATTGTGAATTAGCAATATTACGTATGGCAGTTGATAATGCAGAGGAAAAAATTGCAAAACGCGTTGTTAACTCAGAAGAAATTATTAGAATGATTGAAATAGTTGAAAATTTTATAAAATTAAAAAATCTAATTTGCTATGGTGGTACGGCAATTAATAATATTTTACCCATAGAAGATCAATTTTACAATAAAGATGTAGAAATACCTGATTATGATTTTTTTTCACCAGATGCTTTAAATGATGCAAAAGAGTTAGCAGATTTATATTATAAAAATGGATACACCGATGTTGAAGCAAAATCAGGCCAACATCATGGTACTTATAAAGTATTTGTTAATTTTATACCTGTTGCAGATATAACTCATCTTCCAAAAGAAATATATAATGCACTTAAAAAAGATTCTATTAGAGTATCGGGAGTTTTATATGCCCCTGCAAATTTTTTGAGAATGTCAATGTATTTGGAACTTTCAAGACCTGCGGGAGATGTGTCACGATGGGAAAAAGTATTAAAGCGTTTAACTTTATTGAATAAAAATTATCCATTAACTACGGATAATTGTAACACAGTAGATTTTCAACGAAAAATGTTTGATAATGAAGACGAAGATAATATTTATAATAATATTAAAAATACATTGATAAATCAAGGTGTTGTATTTTTTGGTGGATTCGCAATTTCACTTTACTCTCAATATATGCCAAAACAATTAAAACATAAATTACAGAAAATTCCTGATTTTGATGTAATATCACACGAACCAAAAACTACTGCTGAAATTGTTGTAGAAAGATTGAAAGATATCGGTATTAAAAAAACAAAAATAATATATCATAAACCTGTTGGAGAGATTATTCCAGAACACTATGAAATAAGAGTAAACAATGATACTATAGTTTTTTTATATAAACCAATAGCATGTCATAGTTATAATGTAATTAAAATAAATGGTAAAAAGGTTAAAATAGCTACAATAGATACTATGTTGAGTTTTTATTTATCTTTTTTGTATACGAATCGTGATTATTACAATGATTTTACAGAACGAATTTTGTGTATGTCTAAATTTCTTTTTGATGTACAACAAAAAAATAGATTACAACAAAAAGGGCTTCTTAAACGTTTTAGTATTACTTGTTACGGACATCAAGACAGTCTTGAAGAAATGCGTGCACAAAAAGCGGCAAAATTTAAAGAACTTCAAAAAAAGAGGGGATCTCCTGAATATGAAGAATGGTTTTTAAATTATAAACCAGCACAAAATAATAAATTGGACGAAAACAAAGAATTAGAATTACCGAAGGAGAAAAAAGATAAAAAAGTGAAGGAAATGAAAGAAAAAACCATAAGAAAAAATAAAAAAACTAAAAAAGTAAAACAATTTTTTGATTTTGGTTTTAATACTAAAAAGAATGATGATCCTTATAACCCATATAATAAAAATAAAAAAACAAGAAAAAATAAAATAATATAAAAAATATTAAAATTTACCAAAATGTGTATTTATTTTATTCAAAAAATAGTACAAAATACCGAATAATGTGCTCATAAAAATATATCCGTAAATATTTAAATTGCCATCTTTCAAGAATAACACAGGAAAATAAGAAAATAAGAATTTTCTAAAAAATGGTAGTTGAAATAAAAAATAAAGTACTGCTAATAAAATAGGAACTTGGATTTCGTTATACATATCATCTAATGAGTTATTACGTTCTATATTCAAGTTATAACTATTAATAATATCATTGGTTTCTTGATAATTATTAATATAATCTGATTGACCTGAATTATTTTGTATAGGAGGTATAAAATTTGGTTGAATACTTGCATCGTTCGTTAAATTATTAGTCGTCATTGGAATATCTCTAGAAGGTAATAATGTTGCACCGGTAGCACTTGCTTGTTGAAGCCCATTTACTATTTGATTTATTGTGGTTTGATCTAAATTTATAGATGCTGGTTTATTTTGCATAATAGTTTGTTGTAAATTTTCACTAGCATTTAGATTTATATTATTCATACCACCACCATTTACAGGATCTGTTGGTAAATCCATAATACTTGTAGTTGTATTTGATTGATCACTCATGTTTGCTTAAATGTATTTTATAATTATTATAAAGAATGATTGATTATAATAATTACGCAAAAATAAAAATTAAAAAGCAACGATTTTCTTATTGTTATTGCACATTGTAGGCGATACCGTGTATTTATAACATTTATTATCATATTTATATATTTTATCTTTTATTTTTTCTAAAGGAGCCGCATGGAAAATTATACAATCTTTATCTTTACATACGGATCTAAATAAAGAGGCTAAGCCAAAACCCAATAAAATGGACATGATTATTTTACCATTGTGTGTATGAAGAAATCTACCTAGATAAAATGACATGGATATAATACCTATATAAATATATATATAATAAATTTAATCAGTATATCCTTTGGACATTTAATTTCGCTAGATTCAAATTTAAAGCAATTATCAGCTTTATCCTTAAATATAACTTTATCTATATTTTCAGGACTAGGATAAATATAAATTGTTTTCATTTCAGGACCATAAATATAGACAAAAAATAAGCCAACTGCAAAACTTATTAAAAAAATGGGAAATGATAAATATTCAAAAATCATTATTTGCTATATATCAGTATAAAATATATTACTATTAAAAATTATTATATTTTATTATATTTTTATAAAAACCCAGTTACTTTTAATTGTTGTTTTACTAAATTATTTATTGCGTCTATCATCATATCATAATTACGCACACCATTTTTATCTGCATATAATGTTAAAAGAGTATTTTGATACGATTTATCTAGTTTATTAAATATACTATTATAGGTTTTATTTCCAAAATCATATGTACCATTTTCTAATGTATTTGGAGGTACTGTTAAATTATTTGGATTAACAAATTCTAAAGGTTTATTTTGTTGTTTATTTTGTACTAGTTTATTTACTGTTTGAACTAGCCATTCCTTATCATTCATTAAAGCTTTTTTATATTCAAAAGGAAGGCGATTCCAAATATTTTGATATTCGCTATTTTCCCATGAAATGGTACCATCACTATTATAAGTAGGTTCAATAGTTTTCACAATAATTTCATCTTCTCCTAATGTTTCTTCTGGTTTACTCATTTTGGTTGATTTTCTAGTGTATATTTCGCCATAATTGAAAGTAACTATTTCCGGAGAAACATAATTATCTTCTAAATCAAAAATACTATTTTTTTGTTGTATTAAATGATATACACCTTCTGATTCGTCAAATTCAACTAAATTAATATTATATTTCAAATTAGATAACTCTTTTAATTTTGTTTCCATTAAATTTACATAAATATCAACAGAATCACGTACAAATTGAATATTGTTAGTAGAATCAAATTGTTTAATATTTTCTTTTATATCATTAATTAAAATATATATTTCTTCTTTTAATTTGGATATTCGCGTATTTGTAGTTTTGTTATCTGTAATATCAAAATAACGTTCATAATTCATATTTAATAAAAAACTAGTATCATTGATCGCTTCTTTTATTCTATCAAAATTTTCTACTGCGGTTCCTGAATCAATATAACCAAAAAGCAGTTTATTTTTGTATTCAATAATTTCATTTTTATAATGTTCAATATCTTTTTCCAATTCTTTAATATGATCTGAAATATTGAATGTTACACCTGTATTGATATTGATGTTTAAATTACATGGTTCTGATAAACTACCGCATATTGCTTTTAATTCTCTGAAATCATTTTTAGGATCTCCGCTTTTTTTAATTGAAAAAATAGTACCTACAGGTCTTTTACAATTGATACATTTAGGTTTCAACTGTTTGAAATTATTACGTTTTTCTTTCCAACTCATTGTTTTATTTTTAATAATTTTTTGTTTCTCTTTGTTAAATTCATTTTCATATTTACTTTTTAATTTGTAATATTCATTAAATGCATCATTTACAGACATTGTGGTTCTAGACATATTCTCTATAATAGTTATATATAGAGAATATTTAATAATTTTATTGTATTCTTCAATAAATCAATTTGTTATTTATTGCTTCGTATTCATTTTCCCAATTTGGCAAACCAGTAATTAATTCTTGATGGGCTTGCTTTTTAGCAAGTTGAAATTTTTGCACTTTGGATAATATATATTGTTGTTTTTCTCTATCTTTTTTTTGTTTCTCCATAGGAGACATTTTTCCTTTATATTTATAAGTTAATATACATCCTAAAATTGTTAAAAAAAGTAATAATAATCCAATATTAAAAATCCAATTATTAAAGTTTTCTTTAAACTTGTGACATTGTTTAAGGGTTTCATTTAAAAAATATTTGACACCACTTTCTACTAATATAGGCGGATGTATATTTGTATACTCCATTATCATAGTAAATACATTTATAATTATAAATTAAATTATACATAATATATAAATATATTCATACTTATATGGCAAATAGTTATTTAAACATTATTACTTTTTTATTGACAACATTTGTTTATTATTTGGCATTGAAACCAAGCTTGAAATATGATGATATGACAAAACAAGATAATTATAATAATTATTTAAACAATAGTAAACTATATTTAGCTGTTTATTTTTTTGCAATATTAGTAGTTCAATTTCTTGTTAATAGTTACATAATAACAGATACTTGTGGTGGTAGTATTACACAAAATTTGGGTGCAGCTGGAAGTTATACATTCATTCCATGGACAATCATTTTTGGTGCTGTAATTATTGTTCTGATGGTATATCCAGGATTTAAATCAGCATTTTCAGATGTAGTTGGTTATTTTTATATTTCAAATTCAGCAAATAAATTATTAACAGAATTGCTTATTAATACAAAGTTAAATGAAGAAATAAACAAAGATGGTGAATCTGCAGTTGATGGAACCTCTAAAAAAGCACTTGAGGATGCGGCTGACATGATTATTAAAATATGTGGTAACACATCTTTATTAATAAATCAGATAGTTCCATCTAATTTTGTAGAATATTGGGATACGTTGAAACCATTAATGAAATCTCAATATCAAAATGATGGTGCTTTAGCAAATCAAAAACGCGATGAACTATTTGAATTGGTTGTTACACGTGATAATATTGGTGAAGCTATGTGGTATATATACACAGGTTTATTAATATCTTCTATTGTTCAATTTAAAATTGCATCCCGTGGTTGTGTTGTTGATCCTAAACAAATGGCAAAAAATTATCAAAATTATATAAGTGAACAAGAGAAGATCAAACAAGAAGAAAAACTTGCTACTAGTAAGGTATATACATTAACGAATTAAATAACATTATACCATGTGATTAAAAATTTTAATTAATTCAATAAGTTCCTCTTTATTTGCATTTTTAATATAGGATAAATCAAGCGAATTTAATTTAATTTTATTAATTATTTTACTTTTGATTTCTGTTATTTGTTGTATTTCACTATTATTTTCAGGTGAAAAAATAATATCAAAATCAAAATTAAAATCTAGAACAGAATCAAGTTCATCATTGTTGTTATTATTTTTATCAAAATCAAAATCTTTAAATTCTATGAATTCACTTAAATTATCGCTATCATCTTCGTAGCTATCTTCATTTTTAACCATATCATTATAAAATTGTTGTTTAAATGAGATACATGTGTTACCATAATCAATTATATTTGAACTTTCTTCTATCAAATTATTATTTATATTATTTATATTATCCATTATAATAATGCAATAATATAAATACTAATTATAAATTTATATTACGTAAATCAAAACATTATCTTTGGGCTTGCTAAGTAAAACATTACAATCAAATAGCTAATAATTCCTAAAATAATAGATACTAACCAAATAGGTAAAATTGTTTTATTTTTATATCCAATACCAAATTCGCGAACACTACCATCTTTGTTATATAAAAATGCAGGTTTTATCATAACAATTAAACCAAACATGATTACAAATAAAATAATGGATAGTAATGTAATATTTTCTCTTATATAATTTTTATTTATTAGCATTATTATTTAATATAAATTATTATTATATAATTTTTTATATTAAAAATAAACAATTAATACCTATCATCAAAATGGAAGATTTTTTTAATTTGTATAAAAAATTAAAAAATAATCCTAATTTCATAAATGTATTTGGTAATCAGTTAGTAAATAAAGGTGTTGAAATTTATAATAATAAAAACATTGATTTATCTGTTAAAGAAAATGTTTTATCTAAACTTATTGAAATTTATCCAAATGAACCTGCTTTTTATTATTATATGGGTTATTGTTTTAAAGATGTGCAACCAAATAAAGCAGTTACATTTTTTGAAAAATCGTATGATTTAAACCCATATAATATTGAAAATTTAATTGATTATTGTAATGCATTATATGAAACTGGTAATTCAAAAAAAGTGATCCAAATGAATAAAACGATACCATTTGGTGATTATCTAAAAGATTATCGTCTTTTAAATGTATTTGTAAATTGTAAATATAAAGAAGGTTATTACAAAGATTTATTGAATCAACTGTTATTTATGATAAAATTACAGTCAACTACAGAACCAGTTTCATTAATTGATAAAGATTTTGTGGTTTCAACATATATGAATACTGGTCATATTTATTCTAATTTATGTGATCATGAAAATTCTATGGTGTATGCTGAAAAAGCATTTAAACTTTCTGAAAAATTTAATTTAGGTGTTAAAACAAAATTCGGATGTTTTCAAAATTTTGTTGCACTTGAAAATTACAAATACCATGATATTATGAATCATTATAATAAATGTTTATTTATAAATACGTTATATCCAAATATCGTTAAATATGATTTTAATAGTAAAAGAAATGTTAAGAATAGAAAAATTCGTATTGGGTATGTTTCAAGTGATTTTTTTAATCATGCGGTTTCTAATTTTATTCTACCTATTTTAAAAAATCATAATACAGATGAATTTGAAATATTTATTTTTTATAATAAACAAGACGCGTGGTGCGGTATGACAAATTTAAAATTAACATGTCATCCAATTTTTGATTTAACAGACGAGGAAGTGGCGAATTTAATATATAAATGTGAAATAGATATTTTGTTTGAATTAAATGGTTATACAGATAATAGTAGATTAGGTATTTTTTCAATTAATCCAGCACCGATTCAAATTGCTTACTTAGGATATCCAAACACAACTGGATTACATGGTATTCAATATAGAATTACCGATAATATTTCAGATCATCCAAATTCTTTACAAAAATACTCAGAAAAATTGATAAAAATGCCAAAATGTTTTTTACTTTATGATTCTGTTAATCAAACAGCACCGATCACGCCTAGAAAAACAAAGGATATCATTATATTAGGATCTTTAAACAACGAGAAAAAAAATTCAAAAGAAGTATTTAAAACGTGGAAAACTATTTTAGAAATTTGTCCGAATACAAAATTATTAATCAAATTAATGGCTTATGATGATTTACTAGAAAGACAAAAATATTATACGAATAATTTGAATGTTAGTAAAGATAGATTAATTTTAATTACAAAATTAGATGAAAATGGATACAATAAATTATTTTCCATGGTAGATGTTGTTTTAGATACATTTCCTTATAGTGGAACAACCACAACTTGTAATTCGTTATATAATTCTATTCCAGTAGTAACGATGTACCATAAAGATTATCATTCTCATAATGTCAGTAGCTCTATTCTTAAAAATGCTGGATTAGATGAATTAGTTACTTACAGTAGTGAAGAATATATTTCTTTGGTTAAAAAATTGGTAGATCGCCCTTCACAAATAGATGAATATAAAAATACCATTGGAAAAAAATTCACAGAGTCAATGAATATTGCTGAATTCATGCATGATTTTGATGGTAATCTTAAAGAACTATATAATAAACACATTGGGTGTTTTGCATAAACTAACAATAATAAATAAGTTAAGTTTATTTATTTATTATTTATTTTGATTACGATTCTTCATAATCGTTATAATCAATATCATCTCCTTCAAATTGACCATCCATATAATCTTCTGTATAACCGCCTATATCGTAGGCTTCTTGTTCTATTTCATTTTCTCTTTCCGTTTCTTCTATTAAGTCATCTAAAACGAAATCAAGATTATTAACATCCATATTAGATTCTCTTATTTTTCGTTCAGCTTTTCTCTCGTACTGTAACATTTGTTCAACAAACTCTCTTTCTTCATCATATGTTTCTTTTACATAAGTCGTAAGACCTTTTTGAAGACCTTTGCTCCAAATACCTAATTTATTTACTTTTAATATTGTATCCGCATCACGAGCTTCATCGTCCATTCCTTTCAATCTATCTGTAATAATATTTTTCTCTTTTTCTTTTAATTTAAATATTCTATCAACGACTTGATCATATGATATGTCTACAATTTCTTTATAAGAATCCATAATACGCAAGAACTCAATTAGTAAACCCGTTAATTTTTGTTTTAATTCTTTCTTATCACCACTCAATAAATTGGTATCAAATTCAGTTCTCTCGTCTATTTCAGCATTAATATCTATACCAGTATTTTGTTCATCTAAATAATCAATAGAAACTAAATCACCTACAATATTTTCACGTACCACTTTTTTAACTATCATAGAAGGATCATCCGACAAGCGAATATATTCATCCACTACTTTCAAAAAATAATATTCATATAAGAATTTACTTGTTCGTTCATTAAAAATTGGATTAATAGATTCTTCTATATTTTTCATATTTTTTATTGTCGCGAAAGTAGGTGTATTTTGAGATAGTTTTAATAAATTATTACATGAACGTTGTATTTTTTGTAATGTATTCATTAATAAAGGGACATTATAAAATACTCTTAATTTTTCATAATAATCACTAATAATATTTTTAATTTTATTCTCGTGAAATTTGGAGAGACCTAAATATTTTTGAATATAATTTTCTTTATAATCTACCTTGTTTAAAATAATATTTGGAAAAATATTTATAAAATTATGGATAAAAGATTTGAAAAAATTTATACAATTGTAAACACCATCATTGGATAAGGTAGATTTTGTATTATTCGTAGTATCAGACCATTTGGATAAATTATTAATAAATGAAATGACCTCATTTAATTTGTTTCTTGAAATTTCCCTCCCTTTGTTTTGACGCAAAAAATCTATTATATTTTGCTTCATAGATTCATTTTCTTCAATTAAAAAATTATTTAAATCTTTTGTTTCTTTACTTATTTCTTGTTTTGCAATATCAAACGTATCCATAGTATTTAAAAATAACTTGATTAATTCAGGTGAAACAACACTTTCATTGCTTTCTGATTTAATTTCTTCTAAAAAAGATATAAATTTTCTTAATGATGGTATTATTGTGTTATCAATATCAATATGAATTAAGTTATTTCTTGAAATAATTTGCAACATTCGTAAGAAAGATTCTAAAGAATAATTAATTCCTGCTTCTTTTAATTTCTTTATAATTTCTTCCCTGCTGTCTGTTAAATTGAAAATATCTAATGGTTTTTGATTACATAATGGTAAAATATTCTCAGGTATAGGTAATAAAGAAGTAAAATTACAGTAATAAATAAATGCATAATAAATGGTTTTTTCAGAAAATTCTTTTTTAATTGGCGGATATATATTTTTTGTATTTACAGGACTATAAAGTAATACTGCTCTAGAATAACCATTAATATCTTCAATTATGTTAGATAAATTAGTTACAATAGCATTATATTCACTGATTCTGCTATCTTCTCTTTCAAAATAACCAATGGTAGTTAGTTTATTTGTATTTTTTTCTTGACAACAAGCATTTTCTAGATAATATTCATTATTCATTTTACTTAATATTAGATCCTTCTTTTTCACTATTTCTTCTATTCTCTCTTGAATCGCTAAAGAAAATTGGATTATCTTTGAATGTATTACTAATATTTGTTCATTTTGTTTTTTACTTCCCGATTTTATATTATCCAATAAACTTCTTTTGAATTCAGTAGAAATATTGATCAAATTCTTTATTTTAAATGGTATTAAAGGTGGTAAAAACTGTGTCCAATTAGCTACATCGTATTCTTTTGGTATCTCGTCTGGAGGTTGAGTTAATAAATATTCATTCTTTTCATCTATTTTTCTTTTGACATCGGATAATTTTAATAAGTATTCATTTATTACTAGTACAATTTTCTTTTCAATATATTCTTCCTTTGAATTTTTTAAGACATACCATGGTTTTGCTATATTTTTTCTAATTTGATAGCAAATACAAGTCAAATAACGTACACTTGTCATATCACCAATACCATCAAAAGGAAAACCAGTAAATGATCTTACACACCCAGGGAATGTTTTTCGTGTTCTTAAAGAAGGAATACTTGTTTGTGCTGCTATTAAAAACATACCTAAGGTATAATACAAAATACTTGTATAATATAAATCTTCATAACTCATTGGTGCCTTAGCAGTTGTACTAGGCTTATTGGAAAGTGCTTTAATTTTTTGTTTGTAGTCCTCTTCATTAGGCATTGTTAATTTCAATACTTCTTTTACGCAGTTAATAATAAAATCCTTTTGATATTCTATATTAATACCCATTGCAACTGATAAAGTAGTTACAATATTAGATATCATAATAGATTCTGGATTATCTAAATGTAAAACTTGATTTTCTTTCAATGTTTTATGTTTTAATATTTTACTTCCTGCATCTTCTTCTACTACACCACGAGATATAATTTTAAATCCGCCTTCATAACCTTCTTCTACATTAAAATCTATATATTGAATAGTATAACCGCTATATTTATCAACCCATTTATCACCATCATCGCTTATCACACCAATATCTTTTTTAGTGATTTCTATTACGTTGGCATAATTTGAGTTATCATTTAAATATGCAGAAGCTAGATTATATTTAAAAGTTGGTAATAATTCTGTATTAGTTTCTATACAATATAACCAGTGAGGTGTTTCTTTCTTACCTAATGGTCCTAATCCATCTTCAATAAAAGAACGTGTGCATGTATTAACAAATTTGATTATATCTTGTTGTTGCTTGACAAAATCTTTTTGTCCCAATATCAAATCTCTATATTTTGCAAAAGGAGAGATAACTATTGCATTTAATGAATCTACACCATCACCATTATCTATTTGATAACCTAATCTGTATTTTTGATTGTTGTATTTTAAGTAATGCTCATTCTTAATTTTTGTTAAAATATTTATGTTTTCAAATAAAAAAGTATATTTTTTATTAATTTTTTCTTCAAATTCTTGTTTCGTTTCATTATATTTTTTATCAAACTCATTTAAAATATTTTTCAGAGCAGCATTTTTTATTTCGGATTTATCTAATGCGATTGTTTCACACTTATCACCATTTTCATATACATTTTTTTCAGCGACACTAATACATTTTTCTTGTAAATTACATAATATATTTGAATCAGAAATACCATCTTCTCTATTTGCAGATCCAACATCAAAGTCAGCATCTAGTTCCCATTTATTATTTTTACGTACATAATATTCAAATTCTACATTATTATTATTTATTTTTTTAAGTATTGCATATTGACCATTAATTACTTTTTTAAAACCATTAATCAATGTATCTGCCAAATAATCCGCATCTTCGCGAGTTATTTTTAAAGTAGATTCTAATTTATTAGTTAGAAATAGAATAAATTCTTCTGGAGTCTTGGAAAACATATCTTTTTCATAATCATCTATAATACCATAGTTAGTATCATCATATTTTTTGTCAAAATAAATCTGTTTATCATTATCATTTAATAACTCTTCTCTATTAAAATAAAGTTTGGCAATTACTTTTTTTTTGCATGATTTTGAACTTTCTTCCATTTCATTTTTAATGCTTTTATCTAATTCTACTTTTTGATCTTCAAATATAGATGTGAATTGTTCCGGATATCTTAAATGTAGATTTTGTAAAATAATAGTAGTAGAATACAATTGCGAAGAATCTCTTAAAATAATTTTTCTTAAAATTTCGTTGTTTGTGTATTGATTTATTTTGTCATCTACATCAATATCATAATCGTCAAACAACTCTCTTCGTTTACCATTTTTATCAGAAACAATATTGATAACAGGAAAGGATGAAAAAGGTAATTGTTTTGCATTCATATTTAAATTTTTCAAACTATAAAAAAGTTTACTTCGTTCAATTAAATTTTTATTATAGGATGAAATTTTTTCATAAATAAAACTAACAATATCTCTATACTGTTGGTATGTCAAATTATCAGTGTAAATTAAAAATGGTTCTAGGTAGCTTACAACATCTATTATGGAGTATTTCCCTATAATATATTTTTTCATTAAATTAAATAGAATACGTGTTCTAGGAATTATGGTATCTATAAATTGATTATATATTTCACCTTTAGTAAGACCTTTTTTATCCTCTTCAGAGAGAGTATTGATATAATTTTTAATGTTATTTACAAAATTATTTTCATTATATTCAATATTGTTGTTCAAATTATCAACTGTTATTACTTCAACATTTGTATTATTTTTGAGTAGTTGCCAATAATTTATAAAAATACTATTCAAGTTTGCACGATTCAAAATATTAGTTCCTGGTAAGTTAATTTGGGAAAATCGGATAAAAGGTTCAGGTAAGGTTAGTATAGATTTTAAATATAATTCGTCTGGTTGCGTTAATTTAACCCGTACAGATTCAAAGCGGCTTCCTTTTAAGTTAGTAGCTTCTAATTTAGTTAAGCCTAAATTATACTTTTGTATTACAAAACGTTGTGTATTCAATAAATTGTTACGAAAAACACTGGAATAAAAGTCACCTAAGTTGTCAATAATTACATTCATATCACTATTTGTTACTTTTTCAATTAATATATCAGATAATTGTTCCTCGTTTATATTATCAAATGGTGTAAAATAAGGATTTACTTCTTTATAAAAAGACGAATATTTGTTTTGTTCATTCGGTAAAGTGTTTGTTTTATAATTTTCAACTAATATTTTTATCTTATCTAGATCTTCATTTAAATTAATATTATTTATATCATAGAACTCATCTTCTGCTAATAACGAATTATCAACATAGGTTTTTTTAATATTTTTTACAATTGGTAAAATCCAAAATAAGTTTTTGTTAAAATTGTTGAAAAATTGGACAAGTGGTTTATAATCTGGTTTGTAGACAATAGAACCACTTACATTACCATATTCATCAAACGTAGAAAATTGTGTTCTTAATTGCACAAAACGATCAATAATATTATGAATATTATTCAAAACACGATTTGTTCTCTCTTGATTAGGAACAGTTGATAATAATTCGTCTAATAAATCATTTGTTTGATTTTCTATGCTATACCTTTCTGACTTACCGTATACATCTACAAATTGTACTATTGGTCCAAGTACTTCATTCCCAAATTGTATTTGATCTGCTTTAATAATAAATTCTCTCATTTTTGTTTTAACTTCACTTAATGGAACTTCTAATTGTAATGGTGGGACAGTTTCTTTACGAGTGATTTCTTCCTCTACTAACTCTGGAATAACTTCTGTAATTTCAGGAACTTCTTCTTTTTCTTCTTTTTCTTGACTACGACTGCAAGGTTTCTCTCTTATTTCAAACATTTCAATAGGTAAATCTTCAGGAATACCTTTGTAGTCAAAATTTATATAAATAACATCATCATCTACCAAGGTGATTTCTATCATATCATTTTCTAAATTGGTTATTTCACCTGTTATAATAACTGGTAAATCGCCGCCAAAATATATATTCACACATGTTCCTGGTAGCAAATTTTTTTGTCTTGCATACCCTTTCTCCTTACTCCTACTTTTGATAATTAATTTTGTTATAGTACCATCACCTATGAGACCATTTTCATTTATTTTTAACTTTAGTGTTTCTAATGTATTTTCATTTATTAACATCATTTTAGTTTGATCAATGTAATCAATATAAAAAATTTGTTGATTTAATTTATCATTTGTTGGATCATGAATCTCAATTATATCCCCTAACTGTAATTGTATTGAAACATCATTTTCATTGTTAGATTTTTTTTCTGTATTATCATTGTTTTCTTTTTCCTCTTTATTTTCTTTATTACTGAATATATTAAACATAATAATATTCTTAAGGATATTCTATAATAATGTTAGATATTTTTATGCTTAAGTAAAAACTATATTGATAATATTTAAAGATAATTAATTATATTAAATAAAAATGTCTGGTGTGTTAAGTGTAAATCTAGGTAATATTCCAGGTTTTAATGAATTACTTCATAACAATGAAAATAATACTTCCAATATTCTTAAATTAAATAAATTGGAATGTAAGACAGAGAACAATCAGCAATATAAAATCATTACATATGATAAACAAATACTAAATTATGATTTAGCTGATAGTTATGGTTTGTGTAGATCCGTAATAATTAATAGTAAAGGAAATGTAGTTAGTTTTGCACCACCTAAATCATTGAAAGCGGAAATGTTTTTTTCATTATATCCCGATCCAAACGAGGACATTGTTGCTCAAGAGTTTGTAGAAGGTACTATGATAAATGTGTTTTTTGATGAAACTATTGGACTTACTGGTGGTTGGGAAATTGCAACTAGAAATATAGTAGGTGCAACAAATGGATTAAATAATTCAGATAGAAACAATAATAAAACCTTTCGGGCTATGTTTTTGGAAGCAGCAAAAGAAAATAATTTATTTTTAGAAGCTCTAAATAAAAATTTTTCTTACAGTTTTGTTTTACAGCACCCAAGTAATCATATTGTAATTCCACATAAAAGCTCACAATTATATTTAGTTGCAATTTACTATGTAGATAATACTGATAAAAATAATATTAGTATTTTTACTTCGGATTTGCAGTCCAATATTACGCCATGGCTTACCACAAATATTAAATTTCCTGAAATATATTCATTCAAAGAATATAGTGAGTTGATTGATAAATATGCGTCTATGAATACTACTTATGATAAGCTAGGTTTTGTATTATATAATAAAAAAACTGGTCATAGAACTAAGATAAGAAATCCTGTATATGAAGAAGTACGACATCTCAGAGGTAATAAAAGAAAACTTCAATATCAATATTTAAATTTAAGAAGAAAAGGAAAAATGAATGATTTTTTAAAATTATTTCCAGAAAATAAAAAAGAATTCTCATTTTTTAGAGATCAAGTTCATTTATTTACAAACACTCTTTATAATAATTATATTTCATGTTATATTAAAAAAGAAAAACCATTGAAAGAATTTTCACAACAGTATAGAAATCATATGTTCAATATTCACGAAAAATACAAAACTGATTTAAAAGCGCAAGGATTATTTGTAAATATTACAATTGTAATTGAATATGTGAATAGTTTACAAACCTCATTATTAATGCGCAGTTTAAATTATAATATTAAAAAACATGAAGATGATATTACAAAGAATTATCAAGTGTAATAATCATTTTTCATAAAAACATTTAAATAAAATTTCATATTAAAAATTATAATATGAAATTCTTAAGAACTTTTATAGCTTTGGCTGCTGTATTTTTATCCAATACAGATAACGCCTATGGAAAACGTAATGAAGTATGTGATGCTGAAAATCGCGTAAGTGGAAGTAATAATTGTGTTCAATTTACAGTAAGTTCAGGTACCGGTTGTGCTTGGATGTGTAATTATTGTGCATCTCAACTAGGAACCAATAATTATTATTTTACGGATAATGTATGTACATATCAACAAGGTCAAGGTTGTGTTGGTAATCCAATTGCCGGTAAATCATACACATGTTGTTCAGTATAAAAAATTTTAAACCTTTTCTCATTTCAAACGCCGATTTTTTTTTGTTTTTTTAAATTTTATTGTTTTTCTTTGTTTGTTTGTTTTTCTTTTCCCGCCAAATTTTTTATTTATATGCTTTATCATCACACACATATCATCACATAAGCTTTCAAATTTAGTAAAACCATAATATTCATAAAATGGAATGGCACTATCAACAGATGTTAAGAGTATACTGTCTATAAAAAGTTTTCTACTTATATCTTCTATTTTATTAATTAAAATACCTCCAGCACCTTCTATGCCTGTACGAGAACAAATAACATCAATGTATATTGAATTACTTTCTTGATTAAAGTTTATTAGGGCAAACCCATATATATTTCCATTTGGTAATATATTTATTGAAGAACCAATAATAACTACAGCATCAACATTATCAAAAGATTTTAATATATAATCAGGATTTAATCCTTTACATAAAAATCCAATTTCAATTTTTCTATAAATATAGTTTTTTACATTTTTATAAGAGTTATATTGATTAACATCTTCATTATTAGGATATACAACAATTTTATCATCGTTTTCAAGGTTTTCAAGCAATAACTTTATATCATCTAAATCATTGCTTTCAGTTGGTTTAAAATAAATATATGTTTTAGTATCTATATTATTTTTTATATTATATCTTAATGCCATATATATTATACATAATTTTATTTTTAACTAATTATATAAAATCGGCGTTTGAAATGTTAAAAGGTGTAAAATGCCGACAAAATATAAGGATAATTTATTTACCTATGTTATGAATTATAATATAGGTAAATATGTTGGAATAATTCATTTATGTGGAATGATAGTTGAAAATATATATGGTTTTATTATAGGAAAAAATATTTTTCTTGATAAATTATATATAATTAGTTTTGTATCTATTCCGTTTTCTTGGATAATATGTAAAGATGAATGTATTATTTCTTATATAATAAAAAAAATAGAAAATAAAAATTATATGTTAGGAAATGATCCAGAAAATGTGAAGGATATTAGTGATTTATTTATAAACGAAAAACAGTATTACGTTTTTTATAATGTAAATAATTTACTAAGAATATTTTCCGTAATTATTGTAAATAAAAGAACAACAAACATAAATTATATAATTTTGATTCCAACATGCATATTATATTTATGTTATAATTATGATATAACATATAAATTAAATTATAGAAAATTATTATATCCATATTTTCAAATGATTTTATGTTTTTACTTTTTTAATATATTTTATAAAACTATCGGCGTTTGAAATGTTATAAATTGTAAAATTATAAAAGTTATGTTAATCTGCTTTCAAGAATCCTTTTTTAATTTTTGCATAAATGTTTTTAGCGTCTTGTATACATTCTTGTAGATATCCTTTGATACTAGACACATCCATTGGTGTTTTAAATGCAACACGAATTGTACTTTCAATATCATGAGGATGGAATTTTTTAAATCCAACAAAGGATAAAATTTTAGTACCTTCAAAGAATTTTTCATACAAAATATATTCTAGCATTTTTCCAATCGTATAATCTTCATTTTGTAATTTAATATCAAAAGAATTAGACATGGTATTAAGTGAAGTTTTAATTTCTACTTCATCCGCATTGATCAATAATTCTAAATCATTTAAACGCTTATTAATTATATCACATGCTTTATGTATTATTTCTATATTACTGTATACACCAATTGTTTGTACAATAAAATCAAAACTATCCTTTTTAACAATACGCAAAGCATCTAAAAGCTTCCAATTTTTAGATTCAAAATCTATTTCTTTTTCTGTTTTTCCTTCATCTTTCCAACCTTGAATTTTTTTTGCTAATTCAGTGTCAATTGCTACATCGTCTGGTGTAAAGCCATATGAACATGTAGAAACTACATTAAACATTCCATCGTCCTTTGCATTAGATACACTAAATTCACATGTTAAATGTAATTTTTCTCCAGGTAAATCATCGGAAAGTTTTGGTCGTAATCTAACAAAATCAATAAAATAACCAGTATAATCATTTGGAGGGAAAATATTTCTTGTATCTTTTTCACTTAAGTAAGAATCGGTTAATAAATTTTTAATTTTAAAATCTTGTGTGGTTACATATATTGTAGTATCTGTAGTATTTTCCACATTTACTTCTAATGAATAATTTTTTAAATTTATTTCTTCAAAATTAGGTATATGAATAGGAATACAACTTAAACGCTGTTTTAATATTTCATTGTTTAATCGTGATGTATTTGTAATAATATTTGCTTTACATTCTTCATAGGGAGATGTCTTAAATACGACCGTTTGTATATCCGATAAAATGGTTCTACGAATCGCATTAGCAATACTCACATTAACTCCACTTAATGTGAAGCTTAACATTTCATCCTTCTTGTTTTTTATTTCAATATGAGGATTCATAGTTCTAGTTATAATAATACTTTATATTTATATTGAATTAATTTATCATTTTTTTTTAAAATTAGTTAAAAATAATTTAAATAAACATACATTTATTTATATATTAAATGAGTACAATTTTATATTACAGTAATTTTTGCGAACATTCTAGAAAACTCTTACAAACTTTATCTAAAACAGATATTAAGAAGGATATTCATTTTATATGCATAGACAAAAGAGTAAAAGATAATAATAATAAAACATTTATTATTCTGGAAAATGGTAATAAGATATTAATGCCTGATAACATTAATAGAGTACCTGCTCTATTATTATTAACACAAGGTTACAATGTTCTTTATGGTGATTCTATTCTAGAACATTTTAGACCTGCACAACAAAGAATGGTGAAACAAGCAACGCAAAATAATATGGAACCCATGGCCTTTTCATTTGGCGGTGGTGGTTTTAGTGATGTAGTATCAGACCAATATAGTTTTTTAGACATGGATGCTGAATCATTAAAGGCTACAGGAAATGGTGGAATGAGACAAATGCATAATTATGTGGATCTGAATATGAGTAATCAAATGAGTATACAATGTCCAACAGATGATTTTGATTATAAAAAATCAAATAAGATACCAGAAGGTTTAACAGTAGAACAATTACAACAGCAGCGGGATGAAGATTTACACAAAATATCTGGTAACCGTCCTCCTATGGGTATTTAATGATTATAAAAATACCTAAATTCTTAATTATAAACATAAATTGATATTTATATTTATATGAAACTGGTTTAAATACAATTACAATTATAATTTTAATTATAATAATATGTCAACACATAATATATTGACTGCATTTAATGATCATTTTGTAGAATTTATTTCAGATGTACAATCCGTTTTCCCTGAGAATGTGGATGTTTTAACTGCTAAAAATTCTTTAATGATGATAAGAAAAGCAAATCCAAAAATGATTATTAAAATATGGAAACAAAATATAGTTGATGCTTATAAAGACAAAATAGAAAAAGGTGATATTTCTTTTTTTATAGATAAGGATTATTCTAGTGATTTATCAAAAATAGATTCTTCTGATAAAATTATGGAAGGTATTGATAGATTACGCGAACCAATAAGAAATATGTCACAAGAAAATCGTGATAAAACTATGAAATATATTCAAAATTTAACAAAACTATGTATCTTATATAACAACTAATTTTTTGTAAATAAAATAATTTAATATTATTTACAAAAAGATATACTTAAAAAAATAAAATTATATACAACATATAAATATGTCCAGTACAGATAAAAAAGAAATTCCAGAAGAGTTCTCCAAAGTAATCAGAGATTTTGTTAGTGATATAAAGACAACATTTCCAGAGTATTCACCAATTATTAATAAATGGTGGAAAGACCCGTCTAATTTTGATTACATAGAAGAAGAAGAAGACCGAATTAAAACTATACAAGAAACTGAGAAAAAGAGTATTGAGATTTTATTTTCTTTTTGTCAAAAAAAATATCCAACCAAATTTTTTGAAATACTTTACCAAAATGATGAGATTTTTAAAGAAGATTCTACAACAGATACGGAATTTTTACCACATATTCATTTTAAAGATTTATGGCAATTTGATATATCCGATAAAACGAGAGAAACAATATGGAAATATTTACAGTTGATCATGTTTTCTATTATTAGTACAGTAGATAATAAAGATGCATTTGGAGATAGTGCAAAATTATTTGAAGCCATTAATGAAAGCGATTTTAAGAATAAACTAGAAGAAACTTTAATGAAAATGCAGGAGGTTTTTAATATGAAATCTTCAGAGGATGATGAGGATTCGGAAGGTAAAGAAGGTAGTTTTGGTTCCAATTTAAATATGGATGATTTACCAAACCCTGAAAATTTACATGATCACATTACAGGTATGTTAGAAGGTAAATTAGGTAAATTAGCTAAAGAAATTGCAGAAGAAACTGCTGAAAATCTAGATTTAGGTATAGATGCAAATGGATCTACTGACATGAAAGAGGTTTTTAATAAAATAATTAAAAACCCTGGAAAACTAATGGGATTAGTTAAAAATGTTGGGGAAAAATTAGATACGCGAATCAAATCAGGTGAAATTAAAGAAAGTGAATTAATTGCAGAAGCAACCGAAATAATGAATAAAATGAAAAATATGCCAGGTATGAATGGTATTCAAGAAATGTTGAGTAAAATGGGTATGTCTGCATCAGGGTTAGGAAAAGGTGGTAAAATTAATTATGGAGCCATGGAAGCTGAATTAAATAAGAAAATGAAACTAGCGAAAATGAAAGAACGAATGCAATCAAAATCTGAAATGAACAAAGCCATGAAAGAAGCACAATTAAAGATGCAAGAACAACAAGCAAATGTAAAACCAGCTATGACCGAAGAAGAATTAATTAGTTTATTTAGTAAATGTGAAAAACCTGAAAAAACACCACGAAATGCAAACCCAAATAGTAATTCAGATAATAATACAAATAAAAAGAAAAAATCAAAAAATAAAAAATAAATATAAAAGTAAAAGTAATATAATTATATAATTTTTATTATGTTTCAAGATAAAAATAGTTCAGGAAAGCATTTCATTTGTGATTTTAAAAGAATAACAAATATTAAATTATTAAACAGTAAACTAGATTTGAAATTAATGTGTAAAAATATATGTCTAAATAACAATTATACTATTTTAGGTGAAATAGATTATGATTTCTATCCAGAAGGTTGTACCTTTCTGTTTTTACTTTCAGAATCACATTTATCAGTACATACTTTTCCAGAGAAAAATCATTTAGCATTTGATTTATATACATGTAGAGAATATCAAAACAACAATCAATATCTAGAAATATTTTTTGAATTATGTGAAAAACTTGGAACTATACCACAAAATTGTGAATACAAAATAATAGATAGATATTTTTTTAATTCATTGTTGGATAATAACAATAACAACAATAATAAGACTATTGATATTGATATTGATATTGAACCAAAACCATTTATTTATCTATGAAAAAGTATATTTTTAATATTTAGATGAAAATTTAGATATTATTCTACTTTTTTTAAAAGTGGATATATATAAATGACAACACAAGAAATTTGGGCAAATGATCCAACAATCTTATTTAATAAAGATTATATTCTTGAATTATGGCCTACTAATAATATGAATTATGATCAAAAAATAAATTCCATTACAAGATTAATTATCATAATTACAGTTTTAGGATTTATAATAAGCAAATCTTTGAGATTATTGATTATTGGAGTGATAACAATAGGATTAATTTTTGTTTTTTATAAAATGCGCAAACCAAAAATGAATAAGGAGACACTAAAAAAAGAAGGTTTTGATGTTCAGGGTAATCAAGTAACAGGATTATTTGATAAAAATAGTAAGCAAATTACAAACCCAGTAACTTTAGAGAGTGTTATTAGTACTGAATTCAAAGAAGGAGATAAACACAATCCATTTAGTAATGTTCTTCTTACTGATATTATGGACGATCCAGAGAGAAAAGCAGCACCACCTAGTTTTAATCCAGAGGTAGATCAAAAAATTACAAAAAACATAAAAAAAACTGTGCAATTTGTAAATCCTGGTATCAATAATACAAACAAACAATTATTTGGTGATTTATGGAATAATTTTGAATTAGATCAATCTAATCGTGTTTTTTATAGTACTCCCAATACACGTGTTGCTAATGATCAAGGTGCTTACGCAAAATATTTATATGATGATATGAAATATTCTGGTAAAGAAAGTACACCTGAAGGCGCATTTGCAAGAGTCCAAGATAATTATAGATACATTTTATATTAAGAAAAATAATAAATACATTTATTTAGATAAAATTTATATTATTATATATATAATAATATAAATGGAAAATGTTTTTAGTTATACCTTTGATAACATGTCAAGAATTGGTTTAGATGACTGTTGTAAATCACAAACAGATATTCAAAACGTAGAATATGCAAATTATATGTTACAGAATTATTTTGCTTCGGATTGTTCCATGAAAAATCCAAAAGAACTTGCTACTACCCAACCAGGCGTTTTTTATAAAGGAGGTTATGGAAGTGGTGCTGGAGGATGTAATATTGATGATTCGTCTGATCTTTTGATTGGCAGTATTCAAACACATCCAAAATGTCATATTGATTTATTTCAACGCCCTTTTGCTACGGTACCATATTTAGGAAGAGGATCTGTAAATCCTGTAATTGAATCACAAATTTTACAAGGTGAACAAATTGTAAATAAAAAAAGTGTTGTAAATCTGAGTGAAAAAAGTTATGCCAATTATCATTCTACTCCTTTATTACCTGCTATTAGAGAAAAAATAACAAATCCTGCTAACTGTGTTGAAGGTGTTGCTTCCGAAGGCTGGATTCGCGGTGGTGTTCCATCTCGTGAATTAACAAGAGATGCTGACTATTTTAATAAACATTCAACTTTTTAAGATGTATATTTCATGTTGTTTTTGAATGAACCAATAAGTTCAATCATGTTAGAAAAATACATTGGAATATCAGTATCACTATCGTCACCTGTCTCTATTTCCGTTGGAATTACACTAATTAAATCATCTACTAATAATATATACTCATATGGCGTTTTAGGATCGGTAAGATCTATTTGTATCCCCATATAGTAACATATTTCACCACTATCATACTTTATTGGTAACAAATGTAATAAATTACGAAATTGTGTTCCGTCTTTTTTTATATTGGTAATTAAAAATTTACCATTTTTTCCTGAATATATAACATCTCTAATATTATTTTTGGTATGTATTTCAGCTTGATTTAAGGTTCCTTGTAAAAAATTGCAATTTTGTCCAACAATTTCGTTGCGTGAATATTGTGTAGTATGTTCAAAATGGTTATTTACATAAATAAGTGGATTATAAACGTTATTTTTTTTTCCATAAGCAGATATTGAAACACAAATAGGTATATTTTCTACTAATAATATCAGTGTGGTCAACCATTTTACATGATTAGTTATTTCTTCATAATAATCAGAGTGTATAGAATTCAGTGCACTACACAATAAATTATGAGTTGAAATTCCAGAAGTGTTGGGTACACGACTATCATAAAATTGTTCTATTCGTTCTTTTTGATCATTTGTTAAATTACTCATTAATAATTAATAATAAATAAAATCTACAAAAAATCTGTAAATAATAAAATAATATAAATAATATATTGTAATTATCATTATGGATAATAATATAGTCAGTTTGAATCATAAAATTACATACAGTGATCCATTATTATACAAAAAGTTTAATATAGCAGATGATGAAGAAAAAGAACAATTACATGATGTTATATACAAATATGATTTACTATGTATTTTTGGGTTAGATGACTTTTTAGAAGATATTATTGTTGAAAAGATAAATAAATTATATTCTATTATGGTTACAGATGTAAATATTCAAAAAATTTGTCCAAATATAGAAAAATTTATGATATTATTTTCATATGATCACCTTGATTTGTTTTATCCATGTATTTGTGAATTTATAAAACAAGGAAGCATTTGTAATGAAAGTTTGATTTTATTAAAAAAACAATTACAATGTTAAAATGTTAAAAATAATTATTATATAAATATAATATAATAATTATATAAAATGGCTTCAACACGTAATAAAAATACCCCTGGAAATTATTGTTTAGAACAAAATCAATATAAAGGATCTACTAATTATACTTTGTATCCTAATTCACAATATGGTGCAGCTTATGAGACAAGATTACCTGGCACAGGGCTTTTACCTGCTCAAATACCTGCGAATCAAATGTCTTACAATGCACCGGATATAGAATCTTTTTTATTTGGAATAAATTCCACTAATTTAGTAAACCCTGCACCAGTTTTTGTACCAGAATTAAAAGAACTGTGTTGGTCTAATACCTTCAAAAAAGGATCTGTCTATGTCCCTGAACCTTTAGTGATTGAAAAAAATCAAAGACCATTCCCTGTTCCGAAATAATTATTGAATAAACGGTAATAATTTGTTTTTGATGTCTAATAAATTTACACGAATAGTTTGTGGGGAATATTCCATTATTTCTGCAATTTCATGATTGGAACGCAACTTCTCAAAATCAGTTGAATATTTATAATACATTATTCTCATTTGAAATGGTGGCAACTCACGTATTTTTTCCCATAATTTTATTTTCACTTTTATATCATATTCGGTTTCAAACCAATTATTTTTATTAGAATATATGGAATTATATATTGTGTTTTCCATCAAATAATGATCCATCCCAATATATATTGGTTTCAAATATACATTATTCAATTTATTATATTCTTGTCGTGTTTTCTTTTTTCTTAGATAAGTTTTTGGTAACGCGTTGATCGGTAATAATTGTCTAGTACATTGTTGTAACTGATGTTTTATATAATAATCAACATATGTTATAAATGTGTTGTTTCCATTATATCGTTGTATTCCTTGATATAACCCAAATAAGGCATAAGATATCATTTCATCTTGTTTGATATGAGTACATGTATTTTTGTGCAAAAGTTTGAACTGAATAGCTTTTGTACTCGCCCAATCCTTATAACTATTAAATAATATGGTATTAATTTTTTCGCGCATTTCGTATGTAGTTCCTGGATTTTGAATAATATATTTTATCCTTTCTTGTGAAACTTTACTTAAATTTGCACATAATGATCCTCCTATGAAGAAGAAAAAAAATAATATATATAAATACATTAGTACTTATATATATCAATCATATAGTTTCTATATATTTTACATCAATAATATTTTGCGCAACTTTTCTCAAAAGTTGCTTTTGGCTCCACCTTACCACTTTTTCAAAAAGTGGTGCAAAATAATTTGGCTCTACATTTTCTAAAGATAGATTCTAAGAATGGTTTTGCGCAACTTTTCTCAAAAGTTGCTCAGTATTCAGGAGTATGTTTTTTAAATAAACAACCGTGTGATGATAATCCTTTCAATTCATTTGTTACAACATTTGGATTTTGATTTGAACAATCAGACATCCAAATTTTAATAATACAAAAATTTTTTTTTGGTGAAATAGTGATTCCTGTTACTTTATTTACATAAGATGATTGGTTACTAATAGTTCCACCAACCACTACATATGTTAAATCTCTCCAAACAGCTGCAACATTTTTATTAGATACTTTATATGAAAAGCATCCTCCATTTCTATTTTGCGGATCTTCCCAGGTAGGTTTAATACCTTCTTTCATAAGAAACAACATACAATTTTCAACTAAAACTGGCGGCAATGTTTCTGTTACAGCTATTGTTTCTTCAACTGAAGCAAAAGTATAAATCGGAATATAACTTTTAATACTCCAATCAGTATTGTGCGGTAAATGTGCCCAAAGTGTCCATCTGTCAGATAACATATGGAATTCTTCTATTGGATTAGAACTAGTAGTTTCAGTCATTATTGTACTCTGTTGTTGGGAGTCCATATTATAAGTTAATATTTCATTTTTTTTTTAAATTATTTAAATATATATATTTATTATTTTATTATTTATTTGCTAATTGTATCATTATTAATTTTTATTATATCTGTATTTTCAAATAAAACAGTATTAACATTATTATCTAATATTTTTAATACATAATCATCTTTCACATCAATTTCATAATATTTTTTCATAAAATAAGTCAAAAATTTTTTGTCAAAAGAATTTCCTACAACCAAAAAATCATAGAATTTTGCATTATCACTAAAATCAATTTTAATAACTTCATCACCATTTAAAAACTCACATAACAGTGGTTTGTATAAAAATGGTTCTACATTAAAAATAGTTTCATCATTGAGTAATTCATGATCAGTAATTATTTTTTTCAAATTTTCATTACTATTTATAATAATAAAATCATAGTCCATTACTTCATCTTTTTTAGATAATAAACATGGCAAATATTCATTTAAAAGTTCATTTTTACCAAATGAAATCATATTTTCATTGCCCAAAATGAAATCAATTGTTATTTTCTCAGTTGATTCTGGAATTTTTAAATTGAAAACGGAATCACCATTAGTAATTTGTAATATGTATTCTGATAACGTTTCTTTGATAATATCCATCTTTGTTTTTATCTTAGATAAAGTGGTTAATAAATTCTGATATTTATCATATTGCAATAAAAAATTGTGTGAATTTATAGCATTTTTCTTAACAATAATTTCCAATTTACTATAGAAATAAATACAATTATATAATGCGATGATTGTAAATTTTTCCGTAGTTTCTGGATAATGATATTTACAATATTGATAGCAAACAAATAAATAAAAGAAATAGTTAGTGAATGTGTTAAAATTCATTACCATAATTATTTAAAATAATCTATAAATAATTATGCATTTATTTTTTAAGTTATTTGCTTATATATTTTGGAAATTCTAACGGTTTTGGTACAATAATATTTGGCGCATCATAATAAACTGGGTTGTTTACTGCTTCATGATATGGATCATAAATAATTATATTTCCATACTCATCTGTGCGATATTTTGGATTTACAGGTTCACATTCTTTATTTTCTTTTTTATCTTTGCATGTATAATTAATTTCACCAGTATCAGCATTTAAACCAAAAAAATATAAAAGCAGTGTTACAATAACAGTCATTAATATAAAAGGAACAAATACAATTATCCAAGAAATTATAGATAGTCCACGATTACATAATATTTGTAAAAGGAAAGTAATCATAAACATTACAATAATTTTTATTAGTGCAGTATTATATAGACCTTTAAACGAATCAATAAGTATTTGAGTTAAGGAAAAAACTAAATAAATAAATGCTGGAGCACATAATTGTTCCATATATAAATAATTTATATTATTTTTTTGTATTTGTAAATATTATTATTTAATCAAAATATGCGTCGCCGTCTTTCAAATAACCGACTTTTTTGCCTACATTTCCTTCTTTATCTAACTCATAAATAATACCGTTGTCTTCATTATTTGTACAATAAGTAATATCATCTATTTCAATTTCTATTAATTCCTCTTCCTCTTCCTCTTCCTCCTGATCGTTGTTAACATCATTTGTTTCTGTTTCTACAGATTCTACCTCTTCTACTTCTTCTTGTACCTCTTCTTCTACCTCTTCTTCTACCTCTTCTTCTACCTCTTCTTCTACTTCTTCTTCTACCTCTTCTACATCGTTTATAATATCTTTAACTTTTGTTAAATCACAAACTCCTGGTTCCTGTTTGATATCTACAAGTTCTAATTTTATATTTTCATGTTCATTTTCATTTTCAACAATATTTACATAACCATATTTTGGTTGATTTTGTAGCATTTTTAAGTAATCAATTTCGTTTTTTAATTCATTTATCTGGGAAGAAAGTTTATCAAATACTTCGCCTATTAGTGTTGTAATATTTTTAATCTCATTATTGGTTTTGTCATTATTCTCATTATTTTTGTCATTGTTATTTTCTTCTTTTTTATTTGCATAATATTGTTTAACTACCGGTAAATTAACAAGTACATCATGTGTTTGTTCTAATAATGTATGTCTTTCCATGAAATCTTTAACAACATCTTGAACACTATTTTTAACAATTGTATTTATATCACTTAATTTAATAAGCAGTGGTTCTGTATTATCATTATTAGACATATTAATTATACTAATGATAATTTTATATATAACTATTCGTTTAATATGATTTAAAAAATAATTTATTTTATTCATATATGGCCGACAATATTTCTTTAATTGAAAACAATGAATTAGAAGATAAAATTCAAATAATAATGCGACAAACTGATTATAGTCAAGAAAAAGCAAAAGAACAACTGCTTGCATTTAATGGAGACCATCTAGAAGTGATTAGGTCATTTTTGGGTGTTTCAAAAAAAAAAGATCAACCTATAAGATCTGTTAATCAAGAGATCTATAGACAAATTAGACATAGATTGGATAGTTCCATGAGAGATTATAATGAAAGAAAAGAACGCGACGAAACTAAATTGTAATTAATGATATTTTTGTTATTTTGTATTCTTCTTTTTCTTAGAATTTGGTTGAATAGGTAGTGTTGGATTTGGCATTCCAGGAATGAAATTAACTGCGCCAAATCTTAATGAATTATATAAATATAAATTTTCAACTGCTATTATTGTTAATATAGCTAAAATAAGCAGTAATATTTGTTTATAATAAGATACGATATATTTAAAAATATAAATAATTATATTGTCATTACTATTTTCATTAAACCAACTATTATATGTATTTTCATTTGTCATAAATTTCTTTATTATAAAATTTATATAATAAAGAAACAAAAAAATATAATTCTATACTTTTAATGTAATCCAAATTTTTCACTTAATATAGTATTTTTAGTTTGTTTATTCAATATTTTTTTTTTGATTTGATATGTATTGGAAGGAATGATTTTATTGTTAATTATAAAATCGTCATTGTCTTCATGAAGTTCTGGTAATATTCGTGTTAATGGTTTATCTACAACTAAAAATAAACGTTCATTTTTTAACAATGATCTATATTCTTGTATGTTTAAATTTCCATAAAATTTTTCAAGCATATAATAAGGATTTGGTGCAGGTTTAATATTTTTCGTGTATCCATATATTTTTGAATAAATATGGTTTAATAAATGATATCTTTCAAATTTTGTTGAACTATCAATACTTTCTTCCATTAGATACGCTGTTGCACATTCAGGACTACAAAAACAGCCGTATACATGATATGATTCCTTAATAAAATGTTTTGGTATATATATAGGAGGATTATCAAACTCATATGTACACCAAAAACATGCGGATTTTTTATCACTTATATTATTAAGATGTAAACTATACTCTAAATTTTTCAGTTTTTTCCATAAATCTTTCATATCATTTTTTTTACACACATATGATTCATTTTCGCAATAATCTTCGTCGTAATAATCGTGTTTTGTTGAAGTTTCTTCTGAAAGAGATTGTGTTAAGGTTGAATTTATCACAGTTTGATTATTATTACTATGATTATTTGAAATAATTTCATATAACAATTCTTTTTTATATGATGTAAAATCATAACCATTTATATTATTTTCTATTAGGTTATGTTGTAAATCTTTCATAGAACATTTTAAATGTAAAATTATATTTGGTTTACTTTCTTTGATGCTTGCAGTAGATATTATTTGTTGAATAATTTTACCACCTTTAGGTTTTCTTCCTCTCTTTTTACCTGTTGTTTTAACAGGTTCATCATTCTCATTAACTGGTTGATCGTCTTCTGTTTTATCGTTTTGCACATCACTTATTTCAAAAATAACATTTTGTTCTTTATCTTCTGGAGGACTATTAAGTAAATTTTGGTTTTTAGGTTTTCTTCCCCTTTTTGATTTATTTGCTATGGGCTGTTGAGGAATTTCTAGAGTAACTGTTGGAGGTTGAGGGGTTTCTTCTGTTTTTATAGTATTTTCTTTTTTTTGTTCTGTGTTTTTCTTACGTGCCATTTAAAAAAAATTTATATATAAACATTTATCATAAATTTAAATAGTTTTAATATAATATAAATCAATTAATCAATCGTATTTTTTTTCGTAACATACCCTACAAACTGGTAAATAATTATCTGATCCAATGACAGTTTGTTCTTTTTCATTTGTGATTCTCATTGAAAAGATTGCTGGAGTACCGTTTTTACAAATAGAACATAAAGAAGTCAATTTATTAACTTTATCACAAAGAGGTATAAGATCCAAAATTTCACCAAATTTTTTTCTCTCAAAATCACCATCTAATCCACAAATGTATACTACCTTTTTATTTTTAAGCATATCATTAACAATATTGTATAAGTTGTTGAAAAACTGACCTTCATTGATCAAAATTACGTCTGAATTCCTAATTATTTCATTGTTATTAAACCATAATTCACTAAGATTATCTATATTCATGCATGGTATCATAATTTTGTCATGTGTAGATAACATAGAGTCGTGATATCTATTATCAAGTGAGTGATTAATAACACACACTGATATATCACATAATTTACATTGTTTATATATTTCCAGTAACTTACTTGTTTTACCGCTATACATAGGACCAATGATCAATTCTAAATACCCTTTTAATTTTAGAGATGAAGTTGCCATTTTAATTATATTAATCTAACTGATTATTATTATTATTCATTTTTAATTCATTTTTATTCTAAAACCAAAAAAAAATATTAAAGATAATAAATATAATTAATAAATCATATTTATTAATAAAATGATAAGCAATAAAGAATTTATACCTTTTTGTGAAAAATACAGACCCAATGATTTTGAAGAAATTGTTCTAGATTCTTTAAATAAAAAAATTCTAAAAAATATAATAGAAAAACAATATTTTCCAAATTTATTATTTTATGGTCCGCCAGGTACAGGTAAAACAACAACTATTATAAAATTAATATCAGCGTATCAAAAAAAAATGAACAACACAAATAAAGACCTAGTTATTCATTTAAATGCTTCTGATGAACGTGGTATTGATATTATAAGAAACCAAATAAATTATTTTGTGAATTCAAAACCACTGTTCAATAATGGTATGAAGTTTGTTATATTAGACGAAGTTGATTATATGACTAAGAATGCTCAACAAGCACTAAAATATCTTTTACAAAATTATAAAGGATCTGTACGTTTCTGTTTAATTTGTAATTATATTAGTCGTATAGATGAAGGATTACAAAATGAATTTATTCGTTTACGTTTTAATCAATTACCAAAAGAAAATATTGTTAAATTTTTAAAAAATATATGTGTTTGCGAAAATTTAGATTTGACGGATGAAGCATTAGAAAATATTCAGAAATTATTTAAATTTGATTTGAGAAGCATGATTAATTTTATTCAATCTAATCAACACATGGTAAAAAATAATACATCATCCAGTAATACACCAAAAATAAATTTTATAAATATTATAGAATGTAAAGAATGGGAAATTATATTGGAAAAAATAAAAGCAAATGAACCACTAGAAGAATTGACACATTATATACATTCAATAAGTAATAAATATAATATTGATAAAAAAAATATTATGAAAGATTTCATTAATTATATTATTTGTAATAAAAGAATCAAAATTACTAGTGAATTTTTAAATTTTGTTGAAAATATTATGCACTCGCAAACTAGTAACAATAATATTTTAATTAATTATTTACTCTCAAAAATGGGCGAATTTCTATAATTATTTTCATATTGATTTATTCTATTATATAATTTAATCATAAATATATTTGGCGGTGAATTTTTCGTAGGATCAAAAAAATTTTGTTTTAAATTATATTGTTTTTCACTATCAAAAGTATTTCTAATTTCTATTGGTCTTGTTTTTTCATTGTTTTTTGTCCTGCCGTTAATCTCCATTTCTTTATATTATATATTAAAGAAAATAATTGAGATAAATTTAATATAAAGAATATAAAGAAACCCTAATAAATAATAATATGGCAGCAGTAAATAATATTGATGAAGAATGGCAAAATTTCATTTTATCAAAAAATGATTGCAATGGCGATGATGATTATGATTCCGATTGTGATAATGTTTTTGATTCTGATAATTTTGTAAATTTTGATAACAATTATATTTCTGCAAATATAAGTAAAAATATAAATCTTGAAAATGTTTCAGAAAATGATATTCCTAAATCTAGTGAAATATATATTTCTACGAAAACAAAAATTGCTTACTTAAATAATTCTATTAATTTGAAAGATATGTTTTGGTATATTCCTGTTTTAAAATATATGGAACCGAAAAATGGTGTGATCAAAAAACAGATGAAATTTAATTCTCTATGTGAAGATGAACTGTACGATATAAAAGAACGATTAAAACACGAGACTTATTATGATGAACAAATTATAACTAGTATTAATAATCCAAGTGGACGAATTAAATTCAAAGATATTAGAAAAGTTACTATTGGATTATCAAAAAAAGACATTATGAGTTATCGTTCAAAGAAGAAGAGTGCATTCTATAATTGTTTTGTTTTGATTTTGCGGTTAAAAGTACAAAACACTTTCAAAGAGTTTCATGTTAAAATTTTTAATACAGGAAAATTAGAAATACCAGGTATACAAGATGATAGTATATTTGAAAAAATATTAGAAATGGTTATTGAAATATTACAACCTAATATGGAAGACAAATTATATTATAAAGAAAATTCGTGTGAAACAGTATTGATTAATTCCAATTTCAATTGTGGTTTTTATATTAATAGAGAATCGTTATATGATATATTGAAATATAAATACAACATACAATCTATATATGATCCATGTTCATATCCAGGTATTCAATGCAAATTTTATTTCAATCCGGACGTTGATTTGCAAAATGGATGTCAAATATCAAAAGAAAAAACAGAATTATATAAAAATGTTAAACAAGTTTCTTTTATGATTTTTAGAACAGGTAGTGTTTTAATTGTAGGTAAATGTGATGAAAATGTATTGTTATTAATATATCAATTTTTAAAAAATATATTTATAAAAGAATATATTAATATTTGTCAAAAAAATACAAATATGGATATGAATGAAATGAATCAAATAAAAATTGAAAAGGATAAAAAGAAAAAGATCCGTAAAAAAAATGTTGTTATTGAAATTTCTGGATAATATATTCTAGATAATATTTCATGGAAACGTCTTTATTTGTTGTTTTATAGTCTATAAATTCTTTATTAATATTATCTATTATATTATATATTTTTGTTATGTTGTTGTTATTATTTTTTACATTTTTACTAATAATAAGACAAGTATCTTTGAATTGATCAAATATATTTGTATTGCTCAATAAATCATTACAATCTAAATGATCTAATATTAACTCAAAAATATTTTTGAAAATTTTTATATATTCGTCTATATTACTAATTAATTTTTGTGTATTATTTGTACAAGGCTGCATATTTTTTTTGGTTTCATGATGTAATTCAAATAATGTTTTTTTATATACATATGTACTAGCATCTCTTGAATTTAATTGTAAAAAAGCATGATCCACATTTGTAATTTGTTCTATGAATTCAATATAATAATAATATGCTTTTTGACAATGATAAAAGGTTAAATCTAAATTTTTAGTTTGATATAAAATAATATTAAAGATGTTTGTAATTGTTTCATATCCTCTAATAATAATAAATTTTGAATAAGTATTGTTTTTTAATTTTAATTTTTCTAAAATAAATTTTAGAAATTCATTGGTTAATAAAAGATATTTTTCAATAATATCATCCATTTTATAGTCTAAACTTTTATTGTAATTATCAATATTACTTAACGAATAATCTTTTGATTCATTCAAAATATTATTTTTTTTTGTATTTTTCATATTTTACTATTTTAATATTTTAATATTTTAAAAATATTGTAAAATCTAAAATAAGTATTTAAAGACTAATAATTTAAAGTTATATAAATGTCAGAACAAAAGGCTAATCCTGCTAATACAACTGCAAATACATCTACGTCAAACACGAAAGCAACTGAGTCAAATTACAGATTACCATCCGATATAACATTAAAACACGCGTGTAAATTATCTATTGTGGAAGATAAACCAATTATGATGGATTATTGGACTCCTTCTTTGGATAAAAAAGCACTTGTTGGCGCTAAGACAACTGGTGAAAAATTACTTGTAAAATCAGAAGATGAATATACATCCGGTATTGTTAAATTTTATAAAAGTGCAGAAGAATATATTATTATTACTGAAAATTCAATTTATGTTGTATCTGCAGACATTCCTACACGCAAAATTTCGTAAACTATTTATAATACTAAAAATAAACAATAATATTACTTATATTAATATTATTGTTTTATTGTATATCTAATTATCTATTCATACCAATATATTTTCTATATAAATAATTATTATATAATTCCGTATATCTTTGTTTAATATTTAAAAGTTCTGGTGATTCTTCTTTAATATTATCCAAATATGGTCTGTAATAATGGTTATGATATTTTTTATTATAATCTGCAAAATAATTTGGTAATGCACGATTAGGAACATAAGAATAATTATAATTGCAAGATTGTGTAAAACCTTCTCTAACTGGTGTTTGTGAAGGATTAATGCCTAAAAAAACCATATTTTTATAGCTTTGTTTAGGTTTTCCCGATGTTTGATTTACGTAACATTGATAATTGTGCCAATAATTACGAGTAATTCCTACACTAGGTGCAGTACCTATTTTCATTGGTCCAGAATCACTGTGATTATCAACATAATTAATATAGGATTTAATATTTCTTACAATTCTTGGTCTACCTGCCATTTATATACATATACAATTTTATTTTTATTGGATTATTATTACATTTTATTACATTTAGACATATTGAAAATTATATATGTCTAAATATTAGTAATATACGAACACTGGGAATTGAACCCAGGTTGTTAGATTGGAAGTCTAATAGTCTACCACTGACTTATGTTCGTACAACCATATACTATATTTTCTTTCTAAATTGTTTTATTTTTAAAATATATATTTTTATAATCATTATAAAATATTATTTAATTCTTTTATTTGATCTGTTGTAAGTTTTTCTGGAAACTGAATATGAAATATAACAATTAGATTACCAGTATGACTTTCTCTCGTTAATCCCATATTAGGTATTATTTTTTTATAATCAGGAGTAATGATATTTCCACTTGTATTGTTTAAAGTATAAACTTTACCATTAATAAATTTAATTTCAAATGTGAATCCACATAATGCTTCTTTGAGAGATATATTTTTTTCATAAATTAAATCTATACCGTTTCTTTTGATTTCTGTATTATTAATAATTTTAATAAATATTTTAACATCTCCTTTTAGATTTTCATTGAGAACATTTCCTTTATCTTTTAAAAGAATAATTTCATTATCATCAATTCCTTTTGGTATGGATACATACAATGTTTCATTTTCAAAAGTTTTTGTACCATTATCATTTATCCAACGTTCAATATCTACAGGAATTGTTCCGCCATTATAAACTTGCTCAATATCAATTGTTACCGTTTTATTTATAGGAGATGGTTTTTGCATTGTTTTATTTACATTTACTGGTCTTCCATTATGAAAAATATGGAATTGTGCACCTGGTGGGAATCCTGGCGGAAATCCTGGTGGAAATCCTGGTGGAAATCCTGGCATACCACCCATACCATTTAATTCGTCCATTTCGTTACCCATATTAAATGGTCCCATTCCGCCCATAAATGGCATTCCTCCAAAAAATGTTTTTAAAATTTCATCCATATCATTCATATTTGGCCCACCATGCATACCAGGATTCATTCTCATAAAAGGATTTTTACGTTCCATTTCATATTGTTTTCTTTTTTGTTCATCTCCTAAAATTTCATAAGCTTCATTTATTTTTTTAAATAATTCAGTCGCATCTGGCGATGGATTTCTATCTGGATGATATTTCAATGATAAACCTCTATATGCTTTTTTTATTTCATCATGGGTAGCATTTTCATTGATTCCTAATATTTTATAAAAATCTTCTTGTCTTTCCGACATTAATAAGTATATAATATCTAAAAAGATATACTTAAATATAAAATAACTAATAATATTAATTTAATTAAAATAAATAATTCATGAAAATAGAAGATAAATTATTTATTCACAAATTTCAACCAATTTATTTTGATGATTTTGGTAAAAATAATGAAGTGATTGATATTTTGAAAACGTTAATATTAATGGACAATTTAAATATTTTATTATTAGGTAATATTGCTTCAGGTAAAACATCCTTGTTAAATGCAATTATTAAAGAATATTATAGAGATCATGAGCCTTTTGAATATGAAGAAAATATTCTTTTTATAAATAGTTTAAAAGAACAAGGAATAAACTACTACAGAACAGATGTTAAAACATTTTGTCAAACATGTTCAACCATTCCAAATAAAAAGAAAATTGTTGTATTAGATGATATTGATTACATAAATGAACAAAGTCAACAGGTGTTTCGTAATTGCATTGATAAATTTAGTAATAATGTACATTTCATATCATCTTGTAGTAATATTCAAAAAGTTATTGAAAATTTACAGTCTAGATTTTCTATTATTAAAATTAAACCGTTGCAAAAAGATAGTTTGGTTGAAATTATTCAAAACATTAAAAACAAAGAACAAATTGATATAGATCCTGATGCAGAAGAATTTATTATTAATATTTGTAATAATAGTGTAAAAATTTTAATTAATTATATGGAGAAATTTAAGCTTTTGAATGAAAAAATCACTCTGGAATTAGCTATTAAGTTGTGTTCTAATATTAGTTTTTACACATTAGAAGAATATACGACTTTGGTAAAATCTAATAAATTAGAAGAGGCACTTAGTGTTATATATGATTTATGTGACAGAGGATATTCCGTAATGGATATATTAGATAATTATTTTATTTTTATAAAATATACAGATATTTTAAATGAAGAAGATAAATACAAAATTATCCCTTGTATATGTAAATATATAACGATTTTTTACAATATTCATGAAGATGAAATTGAACTAGCGTTGTTTACAAATAATCTGATAAATTTATTACAAGAGTGATTTATAAAATATTATATGTATATAATATAACATTTTATTAAATGTCAACACAAATATTTAAAAAAGTTATACCTAACGAAATTTTTTTTAATTTGTTGGACAATATATGCATTCAAAATGATAAACATTATATTTTAAATAATGACTCTTTTAAAAAAGGTGTGTTTAATGAAACTATTCAACAATTTATTGAAACTTGTAGACCTTATTATCATAATTCAAAAAAAAAATATTTAGATAAAAAATTAACATATAATAGTTTTGTAACGATAATACGTCAAATATGTAATTATAATAAAATAATTTATACATCTCAAATCAAGTACAATAAATCTACATATGATATAGTTTACATCATTTATAAAATTGTGTAACTTTTATTATTCAATATTTAATTAATAATATCTTTTTCTAGAAGAAGTGAATTTATTACTATTTTTTTTTGTTTTGTTATTAACAATTTTTACTCTTGATTTAGATTTAGCTTTATAATTATTAGATTCTTCATTCAATTTTTCTTCTTGAATGAGTTCACTATCATTTTCATAAGAATCATCTGTTTCTACTTGTTTTTTACCAGCTTTTTGATTAGTATTTGAATTTTCGTCATTGTTTGAACCAAAAAAGTATATTCCTAATCCTGCTGCAGCTAAACAAGTAGTTGTAATTACCAATGAAATTATTTCTTTCATTTATAATTAATTATATTATTAATTTAATAATAATTAAACACATTTTTTAAGATTCTTAAATATTTTATAATTTGTTTTTTATTTTTTCTTTCATTATCATAACCAACTAATTCATAGGAATGGTCACTATCTAATTTTTTTAAATATTCATAATCTATTTCACTTGAAAAGTATGGTAAATCATTGTAATTATATAAAGTAAAACTTAATTTACTTGATTCACAAGTTAACATGCTTATTAAATCAAATAAATCCGATGCATGTTTACAATAAAATGAATACGGAACTGATACATTTTTATTTTTGAGATCGCGTCTTTTACCTCTTATTAAATACACTTCTTGATTTTTATCATATAGAATAAATAAAGTGGTGTCTAATAATGATGTATCTAGATATTCTTCTATTTTTAGAACTAAACAATCAGTTGTGGTTGTTGTCATATTTAGATAATTATAGTATATTATTTTTAAATTGTTTTAATATTACGTTTAAATTATTATATTTGATATATTTTATATATTTTATATATTTTATATATATATAAAATATGTCACTAAAGAAATGTTGTAATTCTTGCAATTCTTGTTATTGTAATTCTTGCAATTCTTGCAATTCTTGCAATCCTTGTCATTGCAATCAGACATATTCAGCTTTTGCAAGTGCCACTGGTTCTGCATATATTACAGTAGTTACACCAAATTCATTAGTAACATCTAGTGCAAATGCAACGGCTACTTCATGTATATCTGAATCAGACGCTTATTCTACAGCATTAGCTACTGCCCAAGCTAATGCATCCAGTATTGCACAACATGATGCAAATGTTATAACACAAGCTATATTGCTCTCAAATGTTTCTGGGGGTACAGGACCAACTGGTCCTCAAGGACCGGCTGGTGGTGGTGATGGTTCTGGAACAGGATATACTGGACCTATTGGTGCTCAAGGTTTTCAAGGAAACCAAGGTTCTAATGGAACTAATGGTGTTCAAGGTGCACAAGGCAATAATGGAACTGCAGGTAATCAAGGTAATCAAGGGGCAGCTGGTAGTGGATCACAGGGTCTTCAAGGTGCACAAGGTAATAATGGAATTGCAGGTAATCAAGGTAATCAAGGGGTAGCTGGTAGCGGATCACAGGGTCTTCAAGGTGCACAAGGCAATAATGGAATTGCAGGTAATCAAGGTAATCAAGGGGTAGCTGGTAGTGGATCACAGGGTCTTCAAGGTGCACAAGGTAATAATGGAATTGCAGGTAATCAAGGTAATCAAGGGGTAGCTGGTAGCGGATCACAGGGTCTTCAAGGTGCACAAGGTAATAATGGAATTGCAGGTAATCAAGGTAATCAAGGTGTTGCTGGTAGTGGATCACAAGGTGTTCAAGGTGTGCAAGGTGCACAGGGTAACAATGGAACAGCTGGTACGCAAGGTTTTCAAGGTTTACAAGGTATTAATGGCAGTGCAACAAACACAGGAGCTGCTGGTTCTCAAGGAACTCAAGGCACACAGGGTTTTCAAGGTCCGCAAGGTAATGATGGAACTGCGACAAATACAGGAGCTGCTGGACCTCAAGGAGCTCAAGGTAATAATGGAACTGCCGGAACTCAAGGTTCACAAGGTGTAGTTGGAAATGGTAGTCAAGGAGTTCAAGGTTCACAAGGTGTAGCTGGAAATGGTAGTCAAGGAGTTCAAGGAACGCAAGGTTTTACTGGTCCTGCTGGTAGTGGTGGTGGAGGTAGTAGTAATGGTACTACTACAATAACTATGGCACTCACTTATACTACTCAAGTTATAACAACATCGCCAGCAACTGCTGGTGTAAGTTTATTTACTGGTATAACAATGTTATCAACATTACCATCTAATTTGCAAGTAGACATTAGTGGTAATTTTATTGTAGTTACTAATTCTAAAACACTTCCTACAAGTAATACATTAGCGACACAAAGAGCGCGAGCATGTTTGATTCCAACGGTTGCAGTATTTTGTACATTATCCAATGCTACTACTGGTACAAGTAGCATAACAAATCCAGATACTATGTTTTACAATTGTATAAATAGTATTACTGGTGTATCAAGATATACATATATAACTTACAATCCAAGTACTATAGGATCATTTCATTTAAGAGCGGATATGTCTACATCTAACAGTAATTTGGGAGCAAATACTAGTATAGTTAGTACAGTTGCATCTGCACCATCAGGAACAGAATATATTGGTGTTATATTATCTTTAACATTTGATAATTCTGTTTTACAATAATAAATTTGTAATAATCATTATTTATATATTATTTTAGTAATATATAAATAATATATAAATAATGATTATTATTTATATATTATTTTAGTAATATATAAATGTCAGCAACAGGGAATGTTCCAATTACTTTACCTTTGACATCAACAAGTAATTTACCAAATATCATTTTTGACCCATCTGGTAATATTACTATCGCTACTTTTAATGTGGGAATACAGTATTATAATACAAATTCAGCACCAGCATATTATGATGTTTATAGTATTGTAAAAGGACAATATATAGCTGGGTTACAAGGAGGTTTTGCATGGAAAATTGTAAGTGATCCAATTATTAATCCTGATAATACAGTTACACTGGATTTATTAGATATAGATAACTATAACTTTAATTTAGATAGTAATACTAACAATGGTAGTATACAAATAAATACAGACTATATATTATTTGAATTAGGAATAAATAATGTACCATTATGTCAAGAATTATTAGGATCATCATTAGATCAAATTGTTATTGATTTAACATCCCGATTTTTATCTACAACAAAATTTTCAGGAGGAACTGGTTCTGGAGGAACAGGATCTCAAGGTGTTCAAGGTATTCAAGGTGGACAAGGAAATCAAGGACAGCCAGGTTTATCATCCAATACGGGAGCTACAGGTAATCAAGGTGTACAAGGAAATCAAGGCGCTATTGGTAATGGTTCACAAGGTCCTCAAGGTAATGCTGGATCTAATGGTGTACAGGGTAGTCCAGGTAGCCAAGGTGCTACTGGTAGTGGTTCGCAAGGTGTACAGGGTAACCAAGGTGCAATTGGCTCTGCTGGTGTACAAGGAAATCAAGGTGCTATTGGTAATGGTTCACAAGGTCCTCAAGGTAATGCTGGATCTAATGGTACACAAGGTAGTCCAGGTAGCCAAGGTGCTACTGGTAGTGGTTCACAAGGTGCGCAAGGGTTTAATGGTACTACGGGTTTTACAGGACCTCAAGGAAACCAAGGAATTTCAGGATCTCAAGGAAATCAAGGTGCCACTGGTAGTGGTTCACAAGGTGCTCAAGGTAATGCTGGATCTAATGGTACACAAGGTAGTCCAGGTAGTCAAGGTGCTACTGGTAGTGGTTCACAAGGTGCTCAAGGTAACGCAGGATCTAATGGTACACAAGGTACACCAGGTAGCCAAGGTTTTACTGGTATTGTTGGTGCACAAGGTAATCAAGGTATTGAAGGTGAAATTGGTCCAACAGGTTTATCGCTATCAACGGTTGGTTTATACAGTAATATTAGCGGCGTTACTAGCTCTTTTGAAAATATTAGAAACTTATATTTTGACATTGATAGTGGGTTTGATATAGGAACTGGTACTAATTTACCAACTAATTCTGCTGTTATTTCTATGAATAGTACATTTAAATATTGGTATGTTGACGCTACAGGACCAGGCGAACAGCCACAATTAACAGCAAATGGAATAGATGGAATTAATTTTATAGGAGGAACTGGAATTACTATACAAGGGATTGCTGGTTCTGGAATACCAAATCAATTTCCTTATCAATCATTAGAAATAAGTATAGATAATAATACATTTATTATACCAACTGGATCAACTGGACCTCAAGGTAGTCAAGGTAGCCAAGGCAGCCAAGGTTTTAATGGTACTACTGGTTTTACAGGACCCCAAGGAAACCAAGGAATTGCAGGTTCTCAAGGTAATCAAGGAGATACTGGTGCACAAGGATCTCAAGGTTTTACTGGTCAACAAGGTAATCAAGGTTTTACAGGTTCTCAAGGAAATCAAGGATTTACTGGCACACAAGGGTCTCAGGGTAATGAAGGTTTTACAGGATCTCAAGGAAATCAAGGAGATACTGGTGCACAAGGATCTCAAGGTTTTACTGGTCAACAAGGTAATCAAGGTTTTACAGGTTTTCAAGGAAATCAAGGATTTACTGGCACACAAGGGTCTCAGGGTAATGAAGGTTTTACAGGATCTCAAGGAAATCAAGGATATACTGGTGCACAAGGTAGCCAAGGTTTTAATGGTACTACTGGTTTTACAGGACCCCAAGGAAACCAAGGAATTGCAGGATCTCAAGGAAATCAAGGAGATACTGGTGCACAAGGATCTCAAGGTTTTACTGGTCAACAAGGTAATCAAGGT